GCAGTTCAAACATATCCAAATCCTCCAATTCCAAACCAGCCAAATGCTGTAAACATCGCTCTTGGTACACCTGTAGCAGATGGACGCACTTTGTTCATGTCCCCTGACGCGGATAATGTATTCGAGGCGATTTTTGACAATTCCAACGGCTCTGTAGCTGCTGATTACACTCCAACGCAGGCAGATATTGGCAAACTTTATGGAATGACGAAGGATGCGAATAGGTTCTGGTATGTGGATAAGAATAAGGCCACTGCTGGAACCAATACCTGCGTGCAAATTGTTGGTATCAACACTTCTGATGGCTTTAGCGTTAATGCTAGAGTTCGTTTTGTGTTTGTACCAGCGAACGCCGTCCAAGGCTTCTAGAAGACCGCGCTGAGAGCGCAGAAAGGATATCTGAAAAATGCCTCAAGTTAGGGCGAAGTTTCCTCAACTCATGCAGCCGGGATTAAAGAAGATTTATTTCGATTCTCTCGACTCTCAGCTCAAGGCATCTGATTATCCGAAGGTCTTCAATGAAGAAAAATCGGATCAGCAGTATGAGCAAGAGCTGGAAATGGCGGGAATCTCTGCTTTACAAGAGAAGCCCGAAGATGCTTCAACTGTTTATACAGAGATGAAGCAAGGTGGAACGAAAAGATTCGTCCATCTCACTTATTCTCTTGGGATTAGAACTTCCCGAGAACTTTACGATGACGATAAGTATGGCCTAACGGGTAAGAAAGGGCCACAACTTCTTGCGCGGTCTGCTGCTTTTACGCAAGAGATGGTAGCATGGAATGTCTTTAACATGGGATTCACATCCTCTGTACAAAGTGTTGATGGCAATCCACTCTTCTTCAATCAACATCCACTTCTAGGTGGTGCAGCAGCTACAAACTTGGCGCCTGGAGCAGCTGGTGTAATTTCTCTAGCTGGCACTTGGCCTAATCGTCCAGCTGTTGATGTAGATTTTAGCGTAGCTGGACTTCAACTCGCCACAAATCACGCAGCTCGTATGATTGACAATATGGGATTTCCCATTCGTTTGCGTTGGGAGAATCTCATAACTCCTCCAGAGCTACGCTTTCTGGTAAGAGAGATCTTGGGATCTCCTGGTAAACCTTACACATCAGATAATACAATCAATTCTCTGTTGCCTGAGGATTACAAGAATCTTGAGATTCCGTGGCTCAATTCTCCATCGAATTGGTACTTAGTCGCGGCGAAAACTGATCATTCAATGCGTGTCTATCATCGTGAGCGTCCTTCTACAGATTTTGACGATGATTTCGACACAGATGCGATCAAACAAAAAACTCGCCTGAGAATGAGTGCCGGTGCTACAAGATGGCAAGGAGTCTGGGGCACGCAGGGTCCAGTTATAGCATTTTGCGCCCTCAGTCTTGGCGCAATGCTAGGTTCTGCGCTAGGCTCATTATTTGGAGCTTGTTGAGGAGTTGAAAAATGGAAGGTAAGGTTTGTATTCAATGTGGACAATTGAAAGCTTTAACATCCTTTGATGTGTCTTTCGATGGGCAAAATGCTAAGTATGGTTTTACTCAAAGAACGTCATATAAAAGTAGATGCAAAGCTTGTTATGCGTTAAGGGATAGACTTGGAACAAAGATGAAGTTCATAGCAATGTATGGAAGTATTTGTATTTGCTGTGGAGAATCTGATCCGAGATTTTTAACTCTTGACCATGTTAAGGATGATGGTAATATACACAGAAAAGATTTTGCGTGTAATCAGATTATGGCTGTGGCTATTAAGCAGCATAGACCTGATCTTTACCAGATTCTTTGTTACAATTGTAATTGTGGAAAAAGTTCAAATGGTGGTACTTGTCCACATAAAGATATAACTCTTCAAGAGTATGTTGATTCTGTAAATAAACTTCTTGAAGTAGTTAAAAAACCTGCTGTTGGTGAAAAACGAGTTCGTCTTACTGCTCAACAACAGTTAATGGAGCTTTTTAAAAATATACCTCCAGAACAATTGGAGGCGTACTTGAAACGTATACACGGTCCATAAGCTGCGTGGGCAGTCTTATGTGCGAGGGGGAAGAGGTTAACCTGCTCCCCATCTTCTCCCTCTATTTTTTAGGATGAATTCCATGTCCTATCTTGGACTAAAGCGAAGCTTCTTACAAGGTCCGTGGCATCATTGTGCGAGGTGTGATAGAAAGACGCACATTTCTGAAATGTCATGGCAGCGTGGATTACTTCTCTGTGATCAATACTGCAAAGATACTGAGTTAATAGGTCAGCGTGATGTAAGAATTGCTCAAGTTTTAGGGGATGGGAAAGAGGAGTACGTGCCTGTTCCCAAACTCCGTAATCCTGATACGTTCATGGAAGAAGAGGATTTCATCCTCTAGAAGGAGATTTGGAAATGCCAAATACTGATCAATATTGGCAGGCTGATACTCCGTTTCCCGATCAAGAAATCTTTGTAGGAGCTACGGAGTTTAAAGATTTAGCGGGCGTTGCGACCTTTGCTTCTGCTGGAGCAGGGTTGCTATCGTTGAATCTTGGCACAGCTGCTGCTGGAAATTTCTTTGCAAATATCACGGCAGCTTTGAAAAGGACAGGAGTTTTAGCAACTCCAGCATTACAACAATCGCAATTTGGTACAGGTGCATCTATGCCTGGACCTTCAGGTGTTGCTAACACAACCGATCCTGAAGGAATTCGCGGATTTCCACCTTTTCCAGCATCTAAACTTCCAACTTTAATTGGAGCGCAAACTGGTCCAATAGTAAAGGGCATTCAGGTAAACTCTGTGGATTTGCTCTATAACATTGGTACTGTAAATGCTGGACTTGCTCAAGTTGGACTCACAATTACGAACTTCATCGACAACAATGCTGCGACTCCAACTTCAACAAACATTATCGCTCTTGGAGCGAATGGAATGCCAACAGCATTTCGCGCGAATTACTATCGTTTCAATGTTCCTGTAACATCTCCAGCGATGGTAACTGCTTTTGATAGTGAGTTAATTGCGAATGTGAAACTCACTGCTGGATCTGGTGGAACAGTTGTTTTCTATGGAATGGTTGCGAAATGTTCGTTTAATTTTGCATAAGGAGGGACTATGCCTTTACCGGGAACAAATGATTACAGCGGGCGAATACTCCGTCTAGTTACAACAGGCACGATTCCTCTTGCGAACTTTAAAGTCAAAGGAGGAGTTTGGACTGGCGGAACTGCTGCTGATATCTTCTCAATGGTAGATGAGGCGGGAAGACAGTACGATTGGATATTTCCTACCGCTGGAAATGTTCAAATAAGTGAGCTTGGATGGATGTCTGGTCCTGTTACCATCACAGCTTTGCCTCATGGAGAAGTGCAGCTCTTTCTTGGCACAGGAAAGTAAAGCTTCCCTGAGCGGGGAACTTTTAAGGAAGCATCTATGGGACTCTTAAAAACAACCAAACTGGATAACGGAATGGTTGGGTTTGAGTGTATTTATGGTGGTCTAGAAGCGCCATTCGGTGGAATTGATGCTTCTAGTCCTAACCCTAGATACATTGATCCTAAGTGTTTTGCAGATGCTTCCAATTTTTTGATCATTAATAATGAGCTTTGCTGCTGTTTTACATCTGGCGTAAATCAATGGCCTAGCTTCGCTCCTGCTGTTCCTCCTTCTGATTGGAATCCTTGGCCGTTAGCTCCTACTTCAGCTAGTCCTGGAATACTTCTAGGAATGGGAAAATTAGAATGCGAAGCCATAACTAAAACATGGGCGTTATTTAGCTCTCCTAATGTTGATAGCTCAAATTTCTATCATTATAGACTTCTTGTCTGGCAATCTGATGGTTTTGCAGCTACAGATGGATCTATTCCAGCGAATAAGATGAGTTATTATGATTTCACAATAGTCGCAAATACAGTGACTTTTCCTGCTCAGCAGGCTCAATGTGTGCTAACAGTGGGATGGAATGGCTCTCTTACAGCAGTGCCAACGCTTCCAGTAGCAAGTACTCCTGTACCTTGGGATCCAACTAGTCCTGCATCACCTACTACACCTCCTGCGGCAGATGGTAAAATCTACGAAGTTGATGATTGGAGCACGAATGTAATTGCTCCAGCAGGATATACTCTTAATTTTGGATTACCATTTTATGCAATATATCCTCCAACGAACGCTGGAGGTACAGCACCTGCGCATCTTCCTGGAATTGCTGATGTTGTAACTGGAATTATAACGAATATTAATACTTATATTGGCTTGCCGTTTAAAGCAACTGCTGGACCAGGAACTAATCAAATAACGCTTACAGCGTTTACTCAAACTGGATTACCGTCAGTAGATGGAGCAGCTGGAAATTCTCTACAAATGGATGATGCGCAACCTACTCCTATGCTATTTGGATGGTTTCCTAATGTTGCAAATGCGCCTTTTACAAATGGAGCGTTTACATCTACTTATCTTAGTGGCTTTTATAAACCACCAAATCCTTTTACGCAAGCTGCATTTTCAATCAGCGCAACTGCTTTTGAAGGTGGAGAAGATGCTAAATCTTATGTAAATGGGCCAATTCAAAATCTCACATGGCAAACTGTTGGTAGTAGTTTATATCTTGCTGGCTGGCCTGCTGGATATATACTTGAATATAATGATATAACTAAGTATTTTGGCTACATCACGCAGTATCAAGGTGCGCGAGTTCTTTCAAAATTCGCAGGACACTTAATTGCTGTTGGTGTAATTAATGGTTTAGGCGCAGGTGGGGAAGGAACTAACTTTGATAATACTCAACTATGGTTTGCGTGGAGTAAGGAAGGAGATTTTTCTACATGGAACGCAGTGGATTCAGGAGGACTCGTTACAGGAGCAGGAGGCGAACAGCTAGCAGATATCTCAGATATGTTGACGGGATTAGTAATCTCCAATTCTGTCGCATTTATCTTGAGAGCGGAGGGATTAAGTTACGCCACAGTTCAAGCAAATGCGAGTGTTCCATTCGACGTAAGCCACGTGGCATTATCAAAATTCGGTCAAGGCTGTCCAAGTACTAGCTTATGGACGCAATTTGATCAATTGGGATTTTATATAGGTCAAACGAATGTTTTCATGCTCTCTCAAGCTCCTCAAGCAATTGGGGATAAAATAGTCATGGCTCTGTTTCCTCAATTAATTAATATGGCTAATAGATTAAATGATGTACTTATTGGGCCTCCATATAATTTTCCTCTAGTTGGAAATCCATCGCCGTTTGAGGATAAATATTACAATAAAGTCTCTGTTGAACCTCTTACTTTTATGAACAATAATCGCGAAAATGTTGACTTTGGAGTGCTTATAGATAACTTAATATATATGTTTTCTCCCGTAGATGGAACATGGATGAAGCTAGATATGAATCCAGTCTTACCTCCAGAGTTGATAAGTGCTTTAACTTGGAGCATTAAAAAGCTTGTTACGTTACCACTTTGGAGTAGCGTAGGATATGATGGATCATATCAATCAAGAAGAGCACTCGTTTACGCACAACGTTTTACTAGTGGGCATTATCAAGCTCCAGAACTTTATGATCTTACGCCTCGTTTTTATTCAACAACAACGCAAAGTGGATACATTTGGTTTCCTGCTGAAGAGATATCTCTTGGAAGAGATATTACAATAGATGCTCTCTATGTGCTTATCAGCGCAGCTCCTGGGATTGAGATTGATTTTCAAATAGATGGATGGCAGAGAGATCAAAATGGAAATTCTGCATACGTTCAAGCGGCGTTTACTGGAAGTATTGTCACAGATGCAAGTGCATATCCAGGTTTTTATGAGGAGTATCAAGTCTTTAATGCAGACGGCTCTGCCATTACGCTTAAAGCTCCACAACTCAAGATTAATGTTAATCCTCAAAGTTCTTGGGCTGGTTATACTCCTCCTATACCTTATCCTATTTTTTCGCAACCTTTTATAAAAATTTCGAAAGTTGCAATGTTTGGATCATTTGATCCTAACCAGAGGCCAGTATGAAACTTATTAATGCGCAGCATATGCAAGCTAAGATTCATCCTGAGCATCTCAGATGGGCGCAGGCTATGTATCAGAATGTACTTTATATTCTGACTCAAGTTCCTACTCCTCCTCCTACGATGAGTTATAACATGGCTGCGCAAATTGAGTTAAAACGCAGAGCAAGGAGGCAAAATGCAGGTTAGTGATCTTTATCCGGGAATTAAGCGTTTACTTATGGGTAGATCTTTGACTAATGCTTTTATGGCTACTTATGTTCAAAAAGGAGTGTATGAGATAACGGAAAATTTCAAATTCCAAAAGCTTCAAACAAGTGGACCAGTAGTGCAACTTACTTCGCTTCAAGCGAACTATGATCCTCAGTTTTTTATGAGTTCTACTGATTCTGCGCAAAATAATGTAATTAATAAAATTAATTCATTATTTTTATACACAACATATTATGGTCCTTATGTGCCTGGAACTCAACCTGCGCTTGGAGGAAACTCTGGATATAACTTAACCTTCAAAACAGTTGATAACATCGAAGTTCTTATAAATGTGCCTGGAATGCCTATTTATTGGACGAGATTTAACGATCAAGTTTGGGTTGGATCTATTCCTGACAACAACTATAGCTGCTATGCGAGATATCAAAGAGAGCATCCGTTTTCTTCTCCTACCGTGGCTGATACTGATCCATTATATTTGCCAAATTCTTGGCAAGATATTCTCGAATACCAAAGCTCCATGAGAGCAGCTCAAGAGCTTAATCTTTCTACGAAAGTGTCTGAGTTTAATGCTAGATTAAATGGCGATAAGCAGTTTCAACAATCTAGAGGATTAGAAGGTTCGCCTGGTTTAATTTTTCAGCGTACTTCTCAAGAAAATAGAGATCAAACTACCTCGCGAAAGTCGTTTAGATTGAAAATGGGGAGTGTGTAACATGGGCAGCGTACCTTACGGAAATCCTGGTGGAGTAAATCAAACAGCGCCTCAAGCAACTGGTACTGTAGCAACTCCGGCTCAAATCTCAGGTGGTGGTGTGCCTTCTTCTTCAAATCCTTATATGTTCTCATCAGGTACTACAAATCCAAGTGGTAGCGGTGGTGGCGTACCTACTTCGTATGATCCAAATCAGCAGAATCTTCAAAAACAATGGACAGATATATATGGACAAGGTACAGGAAGCGCAATGCTTAATGAATATAATAATCTCATGGGCACAAATAGTGCTGCTTTTCAAGCATTACAAGCAAGCATGGCTCCTGTATTTGCTCAGCAAAATGCTCAATTCGGCCAAGGTATGGGAGCAGCAGGAGTTGGACCAAATTCTACAGTTCAAGCTTTGGGGCTTTCTAATCTTCTCGCGAATCAAGGAGCTACGCTCTCAGGCGCAGATGCTTCGATGATTATGCAAAATCAACAAGAGAGACTTGGCCTTTTACAAGGAACAGAGCAAGCATCTGCTGCTGAAGTTGCGCAGAGTGGATGGGATGTTTTTGGACAAGTAGCTGGTGCTATTGGCAATGTAGCAGGTGCTGTTATGGGAATGCCAGGAATTGGTGGATTATTTGGAGGAGGAGGAACTCCTGCGGGATTATATTCTCCATCTGTTACAGGTGTGAATACGCAACCAGAACTCTCTGGAGATTATAGTATTCCATCAGTTCCAACGGAATCTTTTTAGGATGATTTGTGGCGCAGCAACAAGAACCTAGTTCGCAGGATTTGACTCCTATAGCTCCAGCTCGTCCTATGCCTACTGGAACACTTGCGGATTATGAAGCAGATCAAGCTTTTTTAGCAAGAATTGGAATACCGAGTACAATACATTATGAAGGTTCGGATATTCCATCGAAGGGAGTTTCAAAAATGGCGCAATCTATTCCTTTAGGTGCAGTCCCAAATCCTGGTGCTCTTTTTGGAAATACTGTAGTTCCAACTCAAGCTATGACTGGAGGTGGAGGAGTTCCTTCTTCTACGCCTACGGCTGGATTAAGTGCTCAAGATTTAGATGATATTAATTCTGTAATGAAATCTGTATATACTCCTATAGATCCAAATATTATTAAAGCAGCAACTACACCTACAGCTGGTGCTGGAACTCCTTCCATGCCTTCATCTATGACGAATCCTCTTCCTGATTTTCAGCCTATGCCTATGATGCCTTCGAGTTTTTCTCAAGGAGTTGTGGGTAGAAAAGCAGCGCATCAAAGAGGAATTGCAAATGCTATAACTGGCGTTACGAATGCTGTGGGTTCTATTATAAGTCGTGAAGCAGAGCAAAAACATGAGCAAATTGCTTCATCTACGAAGAATCTTATAACAATGCAACAAGCAATAGATCAAGCGAAACAGGTTCTTTCTAATAATCCTAAAATGGACCCAAAGCAAGCTGCGGCGTTGCAGCAATCTATTGATAGAAATACAGAAAATATGAATAGAATTCTTTCAGATAAGAAACTGGCGAAAGCTATTTCGAAGGGATTAGATATATCCTTCACAGATCCTTCTGAGAACAAAACGCCTGAACATGAGGCTGTAGCTTCTGGAAAACAACAAGCTCAAGAAACAATGCAGCAACAATTTGCTCGTCAAATGCCTCAACAAGTTGGGCCAAATGTTCAGGCAATTCAACAACTTCAAGCTCAAATGGCTCAACAAAAAGCGCAAGCTGAAAGTGCGAAAGTTGTGTTTCCATATCTTGCGCAATTAAAGCGTACCCAAGCTGCATTTGGAGTTGAAGGCATGAAAGAAGCTGCTAAAGCTGCTATTGTAAATGCGAATTGGGCTAATAAATTTTCTATGCAAAATAGACAATTTCAATTTTTAGGCCAAATGCAAGGTAGAAAATATCAGGCAGAAGCTCAACTTCTTGATCGTAAATACAAAGATCTAGCTGCTGCCCAGAAAGAGATCTTTGACGCAAAATGGGATAAAGAAGGTCTTGGCAAATTATTTTCATCTATAGAACATCAAACAGATACTACCATAACAGCTGAAGAAGAACATCAAAGAAGGTTAGAGAATGATATGAGTTTGAATAAAATTCCAAGAGTTAAGATTCCCTCGAATCCTGATCAAGCTACAATTTCAGCTTTAAGAGCAAAATATCCAGAGCAAGTACTTGAATATAATATGCAACTTCAACAATCTCAAACAAGACTTGCTGATCTAAATCGCTATAAAGTAGATTTAGGTAAACAAATGGCGAGTGTAGGAGGTTTATTGGATGCCTCAGGATCAGATGACGATAGTGACACCGGAGGGGAGAGGGATCTCGACAGTGCCTATAGCTGGCTCAACTCCTCTCTCACCAATCCAGATGCCACCGGAGGAACTGGCGGAGCCGAAGCAGGAGATCTCAACGTCGGGGACCAGCATTAGTGCTGCGCGTTTTCTAGGCCCGATTGAAGCTGACGTTCAAGCGTTTCATAAACAACAAACTGAAATTAGCAAATATGCCGACTTCGATGCTTATGACAAAGAGGTAAAGAAAGTTATGCTTAAAGATACGAAATTAGATCCATTTAGAGTTCCAGCGTATGACGGTCTTATGAATTCTCTTCATAGGTGGAAAGTTATAGCATCTTCTACTGGTAAAATGACTCCAGATCAAAAAAGAGAAGTAGCTTCAAATTATTTTAATAAAGTAATAGTACCAATGTATCAAAGAATGGGATCTCAGCCTCCCTCTGAGAAGGTTTGGCAAGAGCAAGCGTATGATAGAGCTTTAAAATGGAATTTAGACGATGCGTATGATAATAATTGGAGTAGAGGTTATTATGAAGGCTTTAGACAATATGAAAATGCGATGAAGCTGGGTGTATCCTTTTTAGGAGGCATGGCGAAAGATTACTTTTCACTCTTTCCTTCAGGTATTCCTAAAGGTCAAGGTGTAAGAGAACACTATGAAGAGGAGGCGCGTAAAATTCCCGTAGTTGGTGGTTTCATGAAGTCATTAGATCGCTCTATTTCTCAAGATACATTCTGGCATGATATTCAACCTAATCATGGATGGGGAGATAAAGCTCAATCTCTTATTGCTGAGCAAACAATGATGCTTCCATTGTATTTCGCATCTGGAGGATTCGCGGGTGGTATAATGGAAGGATTAGGTACAGGAGGAGGTTTGACTGCGAAACTTCTTGCGAATCCTGCTGGTAAACTCGCTGGTCATTTACTTGCGAATGGTACGGAAGGTGCAGCTTATGGTTACGCGATGGCTAATGACGATGATAAAAAAGATTGGTGGAGAATGGCTATAGCTCAAGCAGTGTTTGGTACTGCTATACATTTTGGATTTGGAGGAGTTGGTAAAGTTTTTAAAAGTATAACTTCATCTTCAGCATCTAAAAAAGCTGCGGCAGATGTTTTACAAAAAGGATTAAAAGACGCTGACTCTGGCGATCTTAAAGAGAATCTTATACGTAGTTTAGGTGGTATAATGGCCGCTGGAGGTAGACCAGCAGCACATGAGTGGATTGATGCAGCTATGAATTTTGCAAGACATACAGAACATCTATCAGATCAAGATTATGGGCAAGCTGTACAAAATGCTATAAAGGAAGATCCTGCGCGAAATCATGGCGTAACTACGATAGGTACATATATAAAGAAATATGTAAAAGAGCATTTTGATGGAAGAAGTTTTGATAACTTAACAGGATTAGAGAAGCATGAGTTAGAGGTTCATGTTGGTTCTTTAATAGAAGAAGCAGGAAATAGAGTTCCTGAGACAGTACAAAGTGTTGCTAAACAAGCTGGAACTGACGCTGTAGAGAGTACTAAGAATGGAAAAAATCCTAACGGAGCGAAGCAAATAGCTGAAAGAGCTAATGAAATTCATCAAGAGAATGTAAAAAATGGAATGCCAGATACTCCTGAAAATAAAGCTAGAGCGCAGAAGATGGCTGAAATGGAGTATGCAGAAAAGAATGCAAAAGCTGCTGCTAGAGCAGCGAAGGCTAATGCTGCAAAGCCTGTAAAAGAGGCTCAAGATATAAATGCGCGAAAGAACGGGGCATCTTATCCTAAAGATACTCCAATTGGAATTCGCGTAAGTAAGCCTAAGTATGGGCATGGTGGAGTTAATTATGATCTTGAGTTTGAAGATCCTAGAGATAAAGCCGCATATATAATTGGAAATAGAGGCAAAAGTGCTGCGCATGATTCTATTGCAGAGTGGTATACTAGAAGTGGACCTATAACTGAAGCTGAAGCGCATTCGCAGAGAATTAAAGATTTTATTGCGAAAGCAATTAAAAAAGGAGCTAATCCTGATGAACCTATTAAGATTCCTAAGATTGGTGCGAATGCTGAAGTTAAAGTAAAACCAAAACCTACAACATCTGCTTCATCTCGCGTGGCTCCTACGGTATCTTATAGAACTACTTCTCGCGTATCTAAAACAGGAGAAAGAAGTGTCTCTTTTAACACGCAGCACTCTTGGATTGTTTACGCTAAGAAAGCTGTAAAAGAGGCTGGATTAAAATGGAATAATGAAGATATCCAAAAATGGCTCTATGAGATGGTTGATAATGATCCTAGAGAATTCGCGAAGGATCTCCATGAGCATTTTTATCCAAAAGATTTGAAAGATCAAGGAATTTGGTTTGAATCTCAGAGTACTCCTACATTAGGAAAAGAAGATCCAAACTTCTTAGCGTTTATGTATAATTATACCGATCAAATGCCAAAAGAGTTCGCTGAAGCTCTTTCTTATGCTATTGAAGAAACTGCCAAGTTTGAAAAGAATATGGAAGGAACTGTATCTACGGATCTTCAGAAGAATGAATATGCAAAGAATGTATGGAATCATGTTGCTGAAATGATCCATCATCCTAAATTTACTTCTGGAGAGGAAGCGAACATTTATAGAAGTTCTTATCCAAACATGCGTACTCCATCGAAATGGCAGGGATCTAAAACTCTTGCGGAAATTGAAGACAATGAGCGTAATATGATTAAGGAAATGTTCAAAGGTAATCCTACGGCAGGAAAAGCGGCTATGGCAGCATATGAAGCTGCTGCTTCAAGTAGAAGATCTGCTATTAAATTGAAAGATCCAGAAGCTAGAAAAGCTGCGAATTTCGCAATTGATGACGTTCTTGTAAGTACTGGAGAAAGGGAGAGGATGGAATTTTAATGGGTGGAGCAATAGCAGATGCGTTTAGCTCTCTTCTAAAGGGATTAGGTCCAGCGGTTAAAGAAGTAGCTACTGGCGAAAGTAAAGAATTCCCTGAGATGATGCAGAAGATTCCCCTAGGACGTAAAAGTTCTATGTGGGATGTTACTGGTGCTATGGATGATGTATTTAGAACTGGAGGTGATAAGGGAGTTAAAATTCAACAAATGCATAGTCAATGGCAAGTGGCTAGAGCGCAAGCTCAAAAGAAGCTTCAAGCTCCTATTACTCAAATTTCTGATGCTATAGCGGAAGATAATAATTTAAGTTCTAAGGTAAGTTTGAACTCTAAACTTGGCGATATCCATGCAACGATGAAAGCTCAAAATCATCCATTAACAAACGTAGCAGGTAGCTTAGCTGGTCCTACTGGAGATGGATTCTTAAAGACTCTTGAGCAACATTCTACTGGCGTTATTTCTCAAGCTAGAATGCAAGCATCTGCTCAAATATATGGAGATAAAATGCAGAATCTATTTCCACATATTATAGATGCTTTTGATTCAAAAGATCCTCTTCAAGAAACATGGGCGAGAACTGTATTAAATGTTATATCTCGCGAAACGCATGATAATACTCAAGTATTTAATCCTATCTTAGATACTACGCACGAGGTTTCTGGAGTAAAGAGCCAGATTCAAAAAGCAATTAAAAGAGAAAATCTCATGCGTGAAAAACTTGGAGAGGATAGACCTCAACTTCCAGCAATTGACGTATCGCGTACTTACATCTCTGCGGGAACGATGGAATATCGTATAAATAATATTCTTCGCGCAGTTCAGTTACCTTTTGTGGCTTTAAAGCACATTTCTCAAATTGGAAATCTCTCAAGTATTCCAGCGCCAATGCTTATTAAGGGATTGCTTAGTATGGGGGATGAGGAATTTAAAACTCATCTTGATATATCAGCAATTCTTGCTTATACAGATCATGATATGATGGATAAGCAAATAAGAGGAAGATTTGGTTTAATATCTAAGATAACAGGAAATCCCACCGCAGGTGATTTATTCTACAGATCTTATCACATGCCACTCTTTAATTATGTTCGTGCTCGTCAATTAACTATGGCTGCATCTGTAGGATATCATTCTGCTAATGTATGGGCAAAGCAACTCCTTGAAGGAAATAAGAGAGCTTTAGAAGAAATTAAAGAAATGGGATTAGATCCAGAGCAAATTTTAAAGCAAAAGGGAATTCTTACAAACGAGCAAAAAACTCAAGCAATGTTTCAATTTGTAAATAATCGCTTCTTTATGGATAAGAGCATAGAGCGTTCTATGGCTGCATCTTCTCATCCTATTTTACGCTCTGCTACTATGTATCATACATTTATAAATGCACAACAACGCTTTATGCGTAGAGAACTTGCGAAGATGGTTAGAGCTAGAGACTTCGTTGGAATAGGTCAGTTCGCAGGAACTATAGGAGTTTTATATCCTATGGTAGCTCCTATGCTTAAATCTCTCGAAGTTTTTGGACGCACTTTTAGTCCAACTCAAGCAGGGAGAAGTGCAAGAGAAGATTATGATAAGTTAATTAATGGTTCCTTTGGAGATAGAGCAGGTACTTATCTTGATCTTCTAGCGCATTATGGTTCTTTAGGAATATATAATGGATATTTAAATGCAGCTAAGACAGATCGTTTTGCATATCAATTACTAGGTCCAAACATAGCTGTTGGAGCAAGGTTTGCTGGAGATGCTCTTAAATCTGCTTTAGTTACAAATCAAGCAGGAAAGCATAATCTTGCTCCTCCAGTGCGCGATTTGCTTGAGCTGGTTCCTATTATTGGAAGTCCTATTGCTCACAAAGTTGCTCCTACTCTTAAAGAGCAGAAAGATGAATCTGGGCGATTACCAAGACCTCATCGTCCTTCACGTCGTCAATCAGGCAATTTCTGGGAATTTTAACTAAGGAGATAATCATGAGTGGACAAAGCGCAAATCTTACTCTCGCAGAGGCAAAGGCCATGCAAGAGTGTGTTCAAGCTTCAGGTTCTCATGCTTCCAATAATGGAGGCTCTAAAAAGGGCGGGGGATCTAAGAAAGGAGGTACACCTCTTGATTCAAAAGTAGCACATCAGGGGTAATAAGACAATGCGGATAGCACTATCTTCGTATACTGGTTTAGGAGCATGGTTTGTCCTTCGTTTACTCTCGGAAGGACATGATGTGGATTATTTTCTTTCTAAATCAGAATACGGAGATGTGCTATCTGGCATTATTCCGAAGCCTAAAGTTTTAAGCATTGACCACCGTAGAACTCTACAAGGATTTGGTTATGCATCTTACGCAGGATATGACCTCTCGATATTTGATCTTACGGGAAAAGCTAGACAAGCGGATTCTTCAAAAGGAGAATGTCCTACCTTTGGAGATGGAACGTTTGAATGCTTACTCGAAGATGATAGAGAAGCAGGGATCAAGTTCATGGAAACCTGTGATATCAAAACGCCACCATACCAGAGATTCGATAAGGCTTCAGACGCTAAGAGTTTCATTAGAAAAACTGACAAAAGATATGTCTTCAAGCCCTTTACTCCGAGTGGCAGTACTCAAGATACTTCTACGACGTATGTATCCAAAGATGCAGAGGATATGATAAAGAACATAGATAATCTCTGCGCAGATGCTAAAGGGATGCCCTTTATCCTACAAGAGTATATTAAAGGAATTGAACTCTCAGTTGAAGGATGGTTTAATGGAGAAGATTTCTTCCAAGTTACATGCGATATAGAAGAAAAGAAATTCATGAACGATTGCAAGGGACCGAATACGGGATGTTCTGGAAATTTGATCTTCGCGATACATCAAGATATGCATATATATAAGGATACGCTTTTAAAGGCGAAGCCTCTTTTGCAAAAGATTGGATTCAAAGGAGTTATAGATGTCAATTCGATTGTTACTTCAGGGGAAGCTTATTCGCTTGAATGGGGACCAAGGTTTGGTTATCTATGTTGCCCTGTGTTTAGTAATATGTATGGCTCTGGTTTTGGAGATTTTCTTCATGCTATTGCATCGGGGAAAACTCCAAACACAAAATGGGCAGCATCCTTTGGAGCAGCAGTTACTATATCAGTACCCCCATATCCAACAGAAATACGTATGCCTAAAGCAAAGGATCTTCCTATAGAAGGAATTGATCCATATAACTTAGATGAACTCCTAAATTGTTATCTCTATGACGCGAAATTAAATGGAAAAGGATTGATTACATCTGGTAATTATGGCTATATAGGCGCTCCTATAGGAGTTGGAGACTCTATAACAGAAGCGTTCATTAAATGTGATCGGCTTCTTGAACGAATTCAGATTCCTAATATGCAATATAGAACAGATATAGAGAAAGTGTGTTCAAAGAAATTCTATGATCTTGAGAGGGATGGGTGGTTCTCATGAAACTTCGTTATCTTCTTCTTTTGCTTTTTGCGACTCAAGCGTTAGCTCAGAGTGCTACTATCTCTGGCACTGTTACGGATACAGATAGTCAATTATGGTTTGGTGGAACATGGGGATATGAATTTTATCCTAATCCATCGTATCCGAACTTGAGTTCTTATTATGTTGGAAATGTTCCTTTAAGTACGTATTATACTAAACCTATTACAGGGCAAATGGATGCTACGCTTGGAACATTTACAATGAATAATTTGATTCAAAATAATCTTATATCTCCTTCAGGTTCTCAGTGGACTTTGAAGTTCTGTCCTCAAGCATCCTCTGGATGTGGATCATTTCTTATAACAATGAATGTTCCATCCATAACAGGATCAACAATAATCAATGGAATTACATTTAATGCTCTCATTACTTCTCGAATTACAGCGCCTCGCTTTGAAGCCGTAGCTGGAGCTTTTGGTTATAGCGATCTAGAAGCGTCAGGTGGAAATCAATTAGTAGCTGGCTCTACGTATTGGAATGTTACGCAAGCTTGTCAGAGATATTATGTAGCGTTTCCTCCAGGATGGAGTTGTGGAGGTGGAGGAGGTAGCAGCGGGACCGTATCCGGGCAGGCTGCGAACACCATTCCTCTTGGCACCAGTTCAACCGTAATCGGAAATCAGTCGCACATAACAGACAATGGCGCCACCGTAGCCTCGTCGGAGCCTTTGACCGCGCCTAGCATGACCGGGGCTCATTACGATACAGGCGGCGCGGTCTTCAATGTCAAGGCATATGGAGCGACCGGCAACGGATCGACAGACGATACTTCATCTATAAATGCGGCCATTGCTGCACTGAACACGGCTGGACGAGGTGCCCTTTTCTTCCCGGAAGGCACCTACTACACTGCGGCCTGTAACTTCACCACCATTTCGGCTCAGGTCACGATTTTTGGAGTTGGGGCCAGTAACGAGTGGTACTCGTCACCTAATTCCCAGATCAATTGTGCTTCGACAACTGCGAACCTGTTCACGCTGGCGGGATACGCCAACACTGTCAGAGACATGGGATTCCACAATACGAACGGCGGCACCATCGGAACCTCGACTGCCGGAGCGGCTATCTATGTCGTGACCACAAATCCGTTAGGTAGAACTAACATCGAGAATAGTTCCTTTTACGGGTTTTATGACGGCGTCTATGAGTCAGTCGGCTCTGCCTGGCACATCACTGGAAATCACTTTCTAAACCAGACCAGGTACTGTGTCAATGTTAATAACACCGTGGTTACCGATGACGGGGACTGGGTCATCGCACAGAACTACTTCGGAAACACGACTAACTCGAGCAGTCCCACTCAGGCCGCAATTGCTATTCTGGGTTCCGGCGGCGCGAAGATGCATCACAACAAGATCAATGCGTGGTTCGTGGATGGAATCTATCAGAACGCGACCGGGTCTTCGCAGACTCTGATCCAGGACAACGACATCGAAAACGTCACGCGCTACGCAATTAACATGACGTCGACCTGGCCGATGGTGATGATTGAAGACAACTATATCGCTGGCGCGGCGAACGAGCCGGATATCTACTTCGGGGCCATCGTTGGGAACGTGATTATCACCGGCAACTTGCTGGAGACCTATGCCACGGGAGCGATGACTCAATACGCGGTTCAGTTCCCCAGCGCCGGAATGACTTTTACCGCAGTAACAAACAACGTCGTGAACGCTTTTTTTGCTGGTCAGGTGAACTACGGAACATACGCCACGCCTCCATATCTTCAAATTGGCTGCGGAGACTCAAGTTGTAATGATTCGCCCACTCTCAGGCTGTACAGCCAGGTGACCGGCTCCTCTTTCTATAGTCAAATCGTTTCTTCGTGGGCTGGTAACGGTCTTACTTTCAACCTGCCGCGCACTCTCAGCGGCAAAGGATACCACTTCCAGGACAGCGGAACGACAGACTTATTTGTTATTGACAGCGCCTCTGGCGCGGGTACATTCAAGGGCGGCATTTCCAGCCAGGCTGCCACCGAGGATGACGGTATAGGTAATGCAAGCTGGAAAGGTAACACGTTCCAGCTTGGGTGCACGGCCTCTACTTGCGGTAACAACGTTACTCTAACGTTTGGCTCATACGTCGCGGGAACTGGTGCTGTTACCAACGGTATTACTTCTAGTTGGGCTGGTGATGGTATCGACTTTACACTGCCGCGAAACCTGCAAGGCAAGGGATATTACTTCAAAAACAACGGTGGCAGCGCAACGCCTGTATTCTTCGACGCTACTGCGCCGAACGGCAGCTTCCAGGTACAACAGACTTACGGACAGGTCAACATTGGACAGATGGAGTCCTACACGATAGGAACGGCCATCGCTTCAGCCGCCTCGATTAGTCCTACAAATTCTGTAATACACATCACCGGCACGACGACAGTGAACACCATCAATCCTTACGGTGCTGGCGGGCAGGGTTGTTACCTCTCTGGAGAGTCGTGCAAGTTGACGCTCATTCCAGACGGAGCCTGGGCGCTTGGCACAAGCGGAAACATTGCTCAGGCCATGCAGTCGGTGGTCGGCGTCCCGATCACGCTCTATTACGACAACAACACCAGCAAATGGTATCCGGAGGGCGGGTCGAATCTTATTGCCGGTGTAGCAACGTTGGTATCTGGCACGGCTACGGTCAGTACAACATCGGCATGTGCTGTCGCCGCCGGGTCCTGCGAATATATCTTGTCACGCTGTGGTCCTAACAGTTCCACCGCAATCGGTTCGCTGTCTACGGGTACGATCACAGTCGGCACGAGCTTTGTTATTAACTCACTTTCAGCTACTAACACCGTAGCGACGGGCGACCTAAGTACAGTCTGTTGGAAGATCAACTAAGAAAGAAAGGGCTCCTGGCGAGATTGAAAGGACATTAAAATGTTAGTTTTGTTCTTTTTTGTAGTAACAATGGCACATCAGGCAAAACTTTATTATCAAAACACAGCTTGCACTACAACTACGCCTTGTCAATTACAAGTATATAGAGCAACTTGTTCTTCAAGTACGAAATGTCCTGCATTCAATTTAAACTCACCTTCGTGGAAACAATTATCCTCCGGTTCTGCTACTGCAATCATAACTACAACAGGAACTAAATGGACTGTTGTAGATAATGATCCTGCCTTGCAAGATAACACAACGTATGCATATTGCGCTACGAATTCATTCACTTCAGCACCTACTGTGCTTTCGAATTGTGGATATGGCTGGAAAGGAACTACTGGAGCAGCAAATGCGAACATACCATCAACTCCTACTGTGGGCACTGGCAACTCCGTTAATTAGTCAAACAATTCCTCCAGCTCCGCAAATCCAAGGTGTAAGTGGAGCTGTAGGCGTAAACACCTTAACCGTACATGAACCTATGTGTTTATATGGAGGAACTGCGTGTGGTTTAAGCGATTGTGGATGTTGGTGGCAGATATATAGAGCGCAATGTTCTTCAAGCACAAGTTGTCCTGCAATAACATCTCCAGCTGGAACTTATATAAATCCCACAAATACTGCTGTCTCTTCATCCTCTACAGATAGCGCAGGAACAGGAACTAATGTTGTATTTACGGATACAGATTCTGCTCTTGTTTCAGGCACTACTTGGCAATACTATATGACAGTAAACTATGCACAATACACGCCTGTCACTTATAGTCCTGCCTCAAATATTAGCGGTCCTGTAGTATTAGGGGGCACGACTTCTGCTACTACGATATTTTCTGTGTATTTAGATTATGACAATGCTTCATGTAATACTGGAACAGCGTGTAAACTCTCTACATGTACATGTTCTACAAATGTATATAAAGCTATATGTTCTTCATCTACAGCATGTCCTACATATCCTAACGGAACATGGAGCAAACTTGCTTCTGTGGATTCTTCAAATAATTCTTATGTAAATACAACAGTGAGTGCTACAAATACGCATTTTCATTATAAAGATGATGGCGCTATCGTGAATAATCTTAAATATAATACAATCTACACCTACGTTGCAACCAATACCTACACAGCAGATCCAACTTCAACAGAGAGTAAACCAGGTTCTCCTGTAATTAAAGGAACTCCTGATCATATGGCTGCTATAAATTGGAGCAATCCAAGTTGTAACACAACAACGCCTGCATGTACTTTTCAAGTTTATCGCGTAGTTTGTACTAGCTCAAACTCTTGTCCTACGTATCCTTCAGGAACTTGGACAAAATTAAATATGACATCTGGTTTAACCACTACTATAACTACACAAGGTACTTCATGGAGATACGCTGATATGGACCCTACTTTAGCACCTTCTACAACGTATTCGTGGGTAGCAACTGCTTCTTGGAATAGTACTACTTCTTCCCCAGCGTCAGCACCTTTTGTCGGAACAACAATTTCAACACTAACAAGGAGAGTAAAATGAAAATAGCGTTTCTTCTGATTCTCATGCTTTTTGGTCAAGCTAGGAAACCAATGGTATCTCCGCCTCAGGTGGGAGTTACATCTTCAACCGGGCCTCACCAAGCTGTTCTAAATTGGAGCAATCCCTCATGTACTACAAATGCGCAATGTAGTCTTCAAGTATACAGAGCGCAATGTACATCTATAACTTCCTGCCCAGTATATTCTCCAGGCTCTGGCTCATTTACTACGTTAGTAATGACAACGAACTTGGTTCCTACTGTTGGCGCAAGTGGAACATCGTGGGTCTATACAGACTCTACGCAAAACGCTGCGATGCAAGATTCTACTACGTATGTGTGGGTAGCTACAAACACATATGTAAATGGCTCACAACCATCAGGTGCTAGCACTGCGTATAGCGGAACCACAAACAATGGTACTCCTTCGGCGCCAACTTTGAGCGCGAATGGGAATAGTGTGAACTAATGAAACTTCTCATTATTCTCCTACTTCTCCAATCTGGATTTGCGATTAATAAGAATGGACCTCGCGCTGGAATAGAGCTGCGTCCTGATGATCCTCATCGAAATAACGGAGATTTGATGGTTAAATGTATTCAACAAAGTAACGGCGGAGGATGTAATGTACGCTTTACTCCAGGTGAATACTATATCTATAAACCAATTGAATTTCCGTCAGGCGTTCTAGATGCAAATCTAGAAGGAGTGCTCATTCATGTTTGTGCTAAAATGGGATTTGTATTTGGCACAATAGCTATAGGTCCGTGGGGTTCTGCATATATTCATCACATAGCTGTAATTTCCAATGTACCTTGTGGAACATGGAGGCCAGAATATGCGTATCAACCATTTTTTGAGGTTATTAGAAGGCGTTAAATGAAAGGAGGGTGAGTATAGCCTATGATTAATTCGATGCTCAGAGCTAAGGATCAGGTGAACCGAATTCTTTGGGCATCGAAAATATTGGATACTACCAGAGGGTGTTTGCTACTCAATTGCTGGGTAGAGATATTGGTTCTATAGCACCCTCTGCTATCATATATAGGAGATACAAAATGAATCGCAGACTCTTTCTACTAGGAATTCTAAGCTTCATTGCTCAAGCTCAGAATCCTAAACCTAAACCACCCCCCGCTCCTAAACCAGGACCAGGGACTAACACGATTTCATAGGAGGAAAAAGTGCCTCCGATTAAGCCACCAACTGAAATTGAGTTGTTGTCTGCGGCTGTACTTTTGTTGCAGAAGTTAGTTGAGCAAACGAATGAAATTGAACCTCTCCTAAAGAGAATATCTGCAAAGCAAGATGAAACAAATGCTATTTTGCGGAAAATTCTCTCTGCTGTCAGCCCGAAACCTCCTGCTGACAAAAAATTAACTACGATCAAACTCGTTTTCACGGAGATTCCAATGTCAACGAATCCAATTCCTATTACGCCTCCAGTTGTCTTAACCCAAGCTGGTCAGCAAGTTCAAGCGCAAGTTGTAGGCTATGATCAGTTTGGAAACCCGTGGACTGGCACGATGCCAGATTACACTCTCACAAACGATAATGAGAGCGCCGCTACGCTTGATCCAATCTCAGGATTGGTTACAGCAGTAGCAGATGGCGTTTCCAATATCACTGGCGAACTTACAACTGCTGAAGGTCTTGATCTCACAGATACAGAGAGTGTGACTGTGAATATTGCAGCAGAACCGCCAGTTCTAACTACCGTGAAGGTTGTCTTCACGCAACCGGCAGGAGCTTTAAGCTCGAAAGTGAAGAAGCCTGTAGTTAAGAGATAAGATAATTTTTAACTCCACCACGGGGTAGAGATAGGAATGAGTCTGAGTCCCTTCTACCCCGTTTGGATTTGGTGGAGAACTTAAGAGGATTCGTCAGAGTATTTCTTCTTCTTTCCTGATCTCCTCGCTGTTTCTAGAGATGCTGCTACTGCTTGTTTCTGTGGATGGCCAGATGCCATCATCTCCTTGATATTCTCGGATACGACTTTCTTCGATTTGCCCTTCTTCAAAGGCATTATACACCCCCATTGGTTTGTTTGTAAGAGTGAGAAGATCATCAATGGTAACTTTGTTACCTGTGATTATATCTTCCCAAACTTTGGTTGTGTCTTCGTCGAGCTTATACTCTAAGACAATTACTCTTAGAGCATTTTGCTCCAACGTAGTCAAGTGGCGAATGCTGTTCATTTTCCTGCTCCTTTTCAATTGGCTTGAATAAGGAAATCAAACGCCGCGAGATCTTCACCTCCTGTGATTTTACACCACGCTTGTGAAGCATCCATGATCTTGAACATCAATCCTGCTTTCGTAGGAATCATACTTCCAGCGTATGGTCCAAAGAGAATCCTATCTCCTACTTTAAAGTGCAGCTTCTCAATATCGCATTGCGATCCAATAGAAACTACAACTCCTGTAGTCGGTAGATTCTTACTGTTATCTGGAAGATGAAGTAAGGCTCCAAGTCCCTTACATTCGGGACATGTTTCATCGTGTTGTACGGAAATATAATTTCCGTTACACTCGGGACAGGGCATATTAACGCGAGCGTTAGCAACATCTTCACCCAAAGACTCTTTGATTGTTTGAATTTCATCTGGTCCATATCTCACTCCTGCGTGTCCACTCGCTTCACAATTGCAAAGAATGTGTATTGACTTTTTTCCTTTGCATTTTCTACATTCATACCCGCTTTTAAAAACATCGATGGAAACAAGAATCTTTTCTCCGAGAGATTCGAATTTGTACGGAAACCCTGGAAAAGAGACTTCGTTTGAGTTGTCGAGAATAAGCTCAGTCGTACTTTTACTTGCATTTTCCGCATCGATCCTTTCTTGCAGCTCTCTTACTCCCTTTGCGAGAGCTTCTGTTCCACTCGCAGCACTGGTTGACTTATGAATGGAATGTTTTGTCTCTCCGATTTGGTAATTGATTGTGTCATTCATGGTTTACTCCCGTTTCTTAATCTCCACATTGTGGTCTTACCTACACTTGATGTTTCGCAAACGCTTGTATATTCAAGCAACCAAAGACATCTGTCAAGAGTCTCGATTGTTACATAATTGCGTAAATGCTTAAGCATAGATTGTTTGCTAGATATTCCAACTTTCTCAAGATAAGTTTGAATCTTTCCCATTGGGATAGCTAATTCAGATTCACCAGTTCCTCTAAAGATTTTCTCAAGATCTTTAAATACAGCTTTAATATAAAGAATCGCATTATCCATATCAATTCCCTCAATTATAAGCGAGTCTTTTCGCGCTGCTGCTAAGATCATCGCTAATTTTAATGTGTGCGTTTTAATACGACCTCTAAAGTTAGCCACAGGTTCACTATCCATATCATTAGTGATATCAACGATCTTAAGAAAATTTTCAAATTTAACGCGCGCTTCTGTGTTACAGGTATATTCTCCTTTAAGGTTATATGATATATGCTGTAGGTCATTTTTAATACCCTGCATAATAGAAACAGATTGAGGATTAGATTCAAGAGCAGGAGGGAATGGAAGATACCTAGCGCGTTGATCAGCATATATAAATAAACACCTAGAAGTGAAGCCACCTGAGACTGGAAGATTGATATTTTTATTAATATTTTGTATAAAATTAGGAACAGTGGCAGCGATAAAAGAATTGCACATACTTTTAATAGTATGCGTACCTTTGTTTTTCGTATCATATTCATAATCATGCCTATCCCAAGTGTCTGTTAAAAACGTCAACATCCAATCACTTGCAGTAAGTAAAACTTGAAGTTCAGTACTTACTATTAAGGATGTATGATCTAAAGCTCCTCCTATAACAACTTGACCATTAACAATCTGAGGAACAGAAGAGTTCCATCCATTCGAAATCCTCTCTATAATCCTCGGTGCTGTAGTACGATCGGGAATTATGTTTATAATTTCGTTTGGTGCTGTACTCTTGATTATGTCCATTACAAAATTGATTGTCGTTCCCTTTCCTATTGCGGGCGGGGATACAAGGATGATGTATTGATTTGGATATAGTTCGAATAACCCCTCCTTGATGTAAACTTTGTTCTTAAGAACTGCTCCAATTAACGAAAACGCACCCCAAGTAATGAATTTATCAGGCGCTTCAGTGTGAGGTTGAACGCATCTTAGTATTGCGTCGTGGATACTAAATTTCAACTGCCTCATTGAGAGTTCCCTTCTTTGAACTCTCTGTTACTTGCTCCAGAGCTTCTTTGATTGTGTTTGTTTCAAAATCTTTCAATTCTACAGCGTCTGCGAAGGAATATCCTATTTTGTACTCAAGCGGAATCTTAACTTCAATACCATTATGGAAACGTATAGTTCTATCAAAAGCATGATCCGTTCTATGGCAATGAGATTTAATCGTATCCACGTTTGCCACAATATCTTGTACAAGGGAATCATGTCCCTCTTGAACGATACTGTCGTCTCTATCTTTATCACTCGATTCCAAAATAAGCACAGCGATACCCGTGTTGTCTCCAATAGTAGATTGTGGAATAAAAGCATAGGCTTCTTTAAAGATTGTAGAGTTATAATCTCCAGGCCGCGCTCCAAGAAATTGACGTTCTCTTTTGAAGGGGGTAATGAGAATCCGTGAATTGCTGATGCAGTTTTGGACATACTTATGAAATACTCCTTTCACATTTGGCTCAACGATATCAACTTTGTGTAAAAGAACTTTACACGTAGGCTCTGGTACAGAGAATCCTTCTTTCGCAAGTTCATCGCTCATTCTAGGCGAAGTCATATCATAATTATGAGCATGGCGAGTCTTTTTTCCTAAATAACGTTCCATAGAAGCTTTCCATTCCTTTTTAGAGCGAGAAGAGATAGGTATATTAAATATCATTGAAGCTAACTTTGTATGCCTATCTATTCTCGCATTTAGCTCCTGTAACGCAGTATAATTCTGCGAAAGCGCCTGAACTGGCCAATCTTCAGCTTGATATTGATCTACGAAGAGAAATATGTTTCCGGGTCTTGGGATAAGGCATTCTCTAAAATAGACAGCGATGTCAGAGTGCTCTGGGAAATTTTGGCCGTTGTTGCCAAATCCAAAAGTATGTTTCTTGCTACTTCTGCGTCCTGTAACAGTACCTGCAACATTGTATATAGAGAGGAAGTAATACTCTCCTCCTCTGGGAAGGAGCCTTGCGTTAAGATAGCCTGACTTAAGTTTGCCAAGTTCTCGTACCTTAAGAATAGCTTTGATAGCGGGATCACCGCCGGGGAATCCGAATTGATTTGTTGATAACATTTTCTGGAGAGCAAGCTCTCCGGTGGAGTAAGTGGCCTCATAATCACCTTCCTCATTTTTCTTTGGGATTTTGGGGACGTTATAACCGAGATCATCTTTGAGTTTCTTGAGTAATGCATATTCTCCTTGTGTTGCATTCAAATTAACTGCGCCGTTTGTGCCTGGATTGTTATCTTTTCCGATAAAAACAGAACAACCCCATTGATTAGATGCTATCGCGAGATTACGCGCGATCTCTGCGTTTATAACTAATCTAGATTTCTTTAAACGCTCTACATCTACACGAATTCCTCTATTAGAAATATCATAATATGCACACTGAAGATCGTGTTCATAGCGAGATGTAATCTTAAACTCCATTGACTTTTACCCCCGTAAGTTTGTACCCGATGAAATTGTGAATAGGGAAATAATCATTTTCTAACCTATAACACATCTCATTTACTGCCCAGATGCTCTTTTCGCGCAGATCTTCTTCTTTATAATCTGCGCTTATTGTAACTTCGATTGTGAGTTTGATCTCATTCATGCTCATCCCCTTAAGTGAGGTCTTTCTTTGAACTCTTCTTCTTGAGCTTCCCACACTTCGTAAGTGACACACACGTCGAGCGCATTATAATGCATTAAATCCGTCATATGCTTTATATTCCATCTCTTGCCGTCGTCTTTATAGAATGGAGTTCTTGTATATTGACGCGTCATAAATTGAAGCTTATGCGAAAGCTCAGGCCATAGAATATGATGCCTAATTAAGGTATCTTCTACCTGCTTAGGCTTTATATTAAATCCTATGGCTGCTTGGTAGTAAGTATCGAAGTTAATAAAATTTTGACCGATGATTCTTGCCTGAGAGATGAGATCATCATATGCTCTCCATAGAATTCTACTTTCCTCGATGCTGTCACGATATAATCTGAATGATACCCCGAAATCAGCTGAATCTGCGAGTCCAATGACGATAGCAAAACCTGGGTGAGGAAAGAACTTTGATTCCTTTTTTGGATAGACCGTCTCAATATCATTAGAGAGATATTTTGCTCTGGAAAATCTTTCGAAGTAGTTAAGTAACTCGTTAAGATCAATTTGATCATAACAGATGAGTTTCCTTTCGCGAAGTGGCTGCACTTTACCAGTTACTTTCCAATAATTGAACTCATCTTTTATTTTCTGAAGATCAATATACACAGTGACGTTACGCTCTGTCCAATCTTGTGCGCATTTATCAGGACCATGTATTGGCATCATATAATGAGGGAAAGGAAATCTATCACATGTCATGAGAGAGCCAACGTACTTATTTAATTGAGTCTTATAGCTCTCTTTTACAGAGCGCGCTCTCATCTCAGGAAAGAAATAAGATCCCACTTCATTAGCCAATAACATAAAAGGAGGCTGATAATTGAGAAGAGCACTATCAATAGTAGCGTACAAAGTAGGATTATCAGTATCCGGCCTACGAGCACACACATATATATCGAAAATGTTAAGTCCTGCCTCTGAGAGCATCTTCTCGAATACATAACCCATACCTCCACTAAAGAGATATCCTTTTGGAATATCCGAAGGAAAAGGATGATCCAGAATCAACCAAATTCGCGATGCTGGATCACCCCTTGTGTGTATATACGGCATGTTTAATCCTCGCTGAGAGATTGAAATTTCAATCTAAAATATGCTTGGTCCTCTCGAAGACGCCTTCTTTTTGCAATTATATGTTCAATTATAACATATATAATAGATACAACAATAATGGTTAAAGAAAGTCCAATGGCAATTAAGCCATCACGCACCACTTGATCAAAAAATCCAAGTGGATCAAAAAAGAGATGGTGCAAATAATGTTTCACGCGTCGTTTCCTTTTTGAAGATTTACATCAAACTTTAGATGATACGGTCTGCTATGGACTTCTTCTCTCTTTCGAGCTTCAGCTAGAAGCTGATCAAGCCTTTCAGGTGTAAGAGGACCACCTTCTTGCGTGATAGCTTCTAATAGCCATACAATATCAGGTGTATAAGCCATCGCCATATTTAGCGGTAGCTTAAGAAGGTGGCCTTTCTTAAGCTCTTCAATATTAGCAGGTTCGATAATAATAAGAGCCTTATCTCCTGAGTTAAGTACGAGCATGTCAATTCTCCTCAAATTTTTGAATGAATTCTCTCAAAGCTTTCACGTAATCTTCGCGATTCATAGAGGAAACATAAAACATTCCTCCTCCTTCGCCGTAGTTTAAGATGTGTAACGCAAAGCCATACCCTTCTGGCATGGTCTCTTTTAGCAATCTCCCGATATCTGAAAGAAGCTTCTCAACTTCTTCATTGCGTACTTCGTAATAAGGCTCAGTCATCCTATTCCTCCTATCCAAGAATCTTATCTTTTATATCTCTAAGCCAAAAGAGTTGTTTTACAGATACTTCACTAGCGTGAAGCATTTTGAGAAGAAAGTTAAACTCAGATTCCGTGAACTTTCTCGGATCTGGTTTAGCCGCTGTGATGATTTGGAGAATCTGATTCTTTTCACGAAATCTCTCATCATCGTTGAGTGTGCATTCTGAAAGATCATGATACGTCATAGATACTTCTCCTGAAGAAATAGAAGCTTTTCAAAATCATTACCTTTTATTTCATGATACTTTGTTCGGCTTATAGAGAGGAGGAAGCGTATATCTCTGGCGCTTATGTTCCTTCTCTTTCTTGGAGAAGCTAATACGACAGAAAATTCTAATAGGATTATGAACGTTTTTGCTGCTCTTTCGCTTGGCGTCATTTTCATTCTCCCTCGAAAATTTCAACTCTGTCAAAATTCTTGAACTCTTTCTTATGCTCCTCACACGTATCCACAAACTCAAAAGGGTGGTCATGACCATACTGAAGACGATAAATCGCTTCTTTCTCACAACGCACCCCCTTCGAGTTAATGAACGTACATTGCCATCTCATTTTGAGGAGATGAGATTTGTTGAGTGTTTATCGCTACAATCAGGAACAGCGCAGCGGAATTGCCTAATTTCATTCCTCTGTCTTCCCTGATACTCAGTTATCGCAAGTTCACACTCAAGAGTTTTATTCACCAAAGGTCCGAGATACTTCCACTGAGATGGATCATCTGGAAACTTATCAGCATTCTCAAATACACCTGGAATGGTGTAAGATGCAGCTTCAGTTCCTTGATTTCCATCCTGAATCTCTTCCATTCGCAATCCCATAGCGTGAACGAAATCATTCAAAATCCATCCAGCTTTGGAATTCATATTGGCAAATACCTTGCGTCCATCATATTCGCCAGAGCCTACAATTGAGAACTCAGGTTGCAAGCTCACAGAGTCTTTCTGTTCTCCTGCAATCTTTGGTTTGAAGTGTTTAAACTGAAGGACATACCACCCTGGAGGTACAGGAGGTTTTCCTTGTAAATCCTCACGGTTGAAATTCATTTTGAACGGCATTTCAAAGCTCCTTTCTGAGCGAGGTTAGATTTCCTCAACTTTCGCTAACTCACCTTTCTTAATGATCCAAAAGATTCTCTCAATTGGAATCATCGCGATCTCATCATCTTGATCATCGCTAAAGGTAAGGATTCCTTCGCTTACATTGATCTCTTCAACTCCACGAAGGATAATATTCATACCATCCGTGGTTCTTACTTGAAGATCGGGGACACTTCTTTCATCATCCATTCTTCACTGCTCCTTTCATTGCTGCTCTCTTTGTTTCATGCTTCTTAATCATATCGAGAATATTTGGCATCTCGATAGGATCAAGTTCTAACGTAGTATTCCAATTCCCTGAAGAATTAGGGCGACATTCGCAAATGTATTTCTGAACCTCATTTACTTTGATATGGTAAACTTCATTGAAAAGAGAGAGGCAAGTATTGAGATACTGAGGGTCAGTAACAAGCTGCCCAGTATAAGCAGCCTCTTCCTTAGTTGACTCGGCATAATCCTTCTCGTTCTTTTCATGAAACACAAAAATAATATCAACCCCGAGTGAGCTATATTCAGCGATAAGATAGTTAATATAACGTTGTATACCGTTGATGGTATCCCATCCTTTACGAACTTTAACAGTAGTAGAATTGCCAACTTTAATTTCACGGTAAAAATCCTTTCCACCTTGTCTAAAGATTTCATCTTCCATCGCGCGATTCATAAATGTAACAGAGTCGTGAACTATCGTTTCTGGAAGAGGAAGCTTTTTGATCTTATTCGCTTTCATTATAGATAAGTCTGTTTCTACATCTAGCATAGATGGTTTGCTTTTAACAAATAATCCTGATTTTCCAGCGAGAGATTCTGGTCTATCATCGTGATCATAATATAACATGGGAGTTCGCGCTGTCGTTGCGAGAGTGGATTTTCCACTCTTAGGCTTACCTACAATCCCAATCTTCAATCTCTCTGTAGAAGATAAATCCTCAGATTTAACTCCTGTCATTCCTGCGAATGGATTTCCCTGAGCGGTAGAACTCATAGCTTGCTCTCCTTACGGGTGATTTACTTCTGAAACGTAAGTCTTCTGTGTAAATCCTTTGTTCTTTGAATCCTTAGTTCCTGCTGTCCAAAATCCATTGATATCGTCAGAGCATGTCGCGCTATTTAGCGTTTGGTCATTTCTTTGATTCCCTGACGGTGTGAAGAGAGACGAATCTGTTGCTTTCAGAATGTTAAAGTGTACATGGCACACTTGATAATTCTGATAGTTTGCTGGTAAACCAGTATCATTTACAGCCCACTCTACTGGTCTAGGACATTGCACCGAATTCGGGAGAAGGTAAGAGCAAACACCCGGAATGTTCGATGCTGTAAGCAACGTGTAAGTTCTAGCCATCTTACCTCCTTGTGTTTTTTCCCTTACTTCTTTTCTTGGTGATGGAAGAAACCACCTTGGTCTTTTTGAGGGGGAGAACTTTGCTGTTGCTGCTGCGCTGCTTCAACTTGTTGCTTTTTTGTATCAACAGTTGTTTTCAGCTGTTCTGCCTCCTCTTTTGTTTCATATTGTACAGGATGTACACTCTCCTGTTCTGCTTGAGTTTGATCCGCAGGTGCAGCTTCAAAACCTTGAGGCGTGGCTGGAATTCCTGTTGTATTTTCAATTGTCATCTCTTTCATAGGAGTATTGATCTGCTCCTCTGTAAGAGCACCTGCATCAATCGCTTTCTGAATACGTGTGTGACGTTCACAGAATTGATACGTTCTTCTTTCAGCCTGCGCTCCTTGCGTCTTCGCATCTTTCACGCTTGGAACCAAATACTCTGTTACTTCTTCTTCTCCAGCTTTCCAGCATTGTAGACGATTTGGCAGAATGTACGCACATCTGTCAATTCTATCTCCTACAACGAGAGGGCGAAATTCTTTCTTATTTTGCGCTGGAGCCTTCGGCGCTTGCTGTTCTTCAGGCTTGGTGATTGCCATGTTACTAACTCCTTTTTCTTATTGTTGAAAGTTCGTTTATCTTACGGCACTGCTTACACTCCATTCAAGGATATGTTTTCAGTGTCCCATATTGCCAGCCGAACAAATCCATTGTTTAACGTTGCCTGCTCCCCAGACAGATCGCTCTGTCGGTGTACGTCAAAGTAAGCGCACTTTCCGTGGAACCAGTTTGTACAATGAGATGTATCTCTAGCTACTGGCATTCCATCACTAAATCGCGCGAGATCCTTAAGTAGGTTCTCACAATCCACAATCATTCGATTCTCATACATCGCGAGTTGTTCATCAGTTTTCCAAATGCACAATCTTCTAAAGCGATCCATTGTGTCCTTCACTGGAGGATTCTTCGCGATCATATTAATGAGAATTCGATGACAATCTCGCTTCATGATATATTCTTCAGGTACATACTTTGGAAGAATCTTCTTGAGCGCATAGATATAACCTGTTGGTCCTTCATCAATAATATATCTATCAAGAGGATCATTCTTGAAAGTACCCGTAGTCTTATGATCCATAGGCATGATAAAGAATCCATCATCCACAATCACATCCATTCTTCCCGCTAAGCATATGATAATATGCTCATTCTCATATAGAACAATCTCTCTATTCTTGCCAAAGGCAATCTCTGTTCCAAGGATGCGAAGCTTCTCATTCTCCGCTTTAAACCTATGCGCGTATTGGAGGAGAATTCCAACAAATCCTTTATATCCTCCAATTTGATGATACTCTGGATGCTGCGCATAAAGCCCATCTATGTTCATTTTATCCCAATGAATCCAAGATCTTGTGCTCCATTCTACTACGTCAAATTTCTCATTTCTAAATTCTTTATAATACGATTCCATCATTTTATGAAATACTAATCCAAAATCTAAATACCATCTTCTAAGATTCGGAACTCCATATCCTGGCTTAGGATGGTATCCTTCTACGTGCATTTTTACAAAAGCATCTGCGCAAGTTCTATGCGTAGAAAGCAGATGGTTATCTACCACAAGTATGAATTTCCCAGCTTCGCTATCAAAGCGTAACCAAGGCAACTCATACTTCTCAAGAAGTCGATGCAATCCATCAACCTCATAGGACGTAATCAAATCAATGAACATATTCTTTCATTTCCTCCCCATCAATTTCATTAAAGCAGCCAGCGCATCTTCTGGTTTCATATTCCCCAAAATTGTCGCTACCTTTTTCTGATTTCTTTCAATCGTAGTCTGCGTAACATTCGCAGTATCTGTTTTTGTTTCTGTTGTGGTTGAAATTGTTCCAAGCTTGATGTTCTGAGCCTTGAATTTCTTAATCTTTCTCTCTTCACGCTCAAGAATCATTGAAATTACTTGTTCTTTGTAACATTCAATCTTGAGTTCCAACTCAGCATCACTCATTGTTGCGTTTCGACGCTGCATGAAAAGATAATCAAGGCCATTAATCTTTAAAATCGTAGCTCTCCTTCTAACTACGCGTTCTTTCTCAGCAACGAGATCGTAATCAACTCTCTTATATACCTCTTCGCCTTTTAGAAGAGTTAAATCAGAGAGACAATCTACGCAATACTCATTCCCATCAATCAAAGACGCAAAATGTATACAGTAAAGAGCACTGCATCTTATGCATTTCTTGATTCCTACAGATTTGAGAAGATTATCGTTTGTACAGACTTCGCAGGTTTTTGGAAGAGATGTTTCATTCTCAGGCACTAAATGCCTCCTTTCTAAAACTGTGTTTCATGCATATTCTGTTGCGTCCTCATTACCTCCTCAATTACCTTTGAATGCATTTGAGGAAGATTTCCATTGAAATATTCACGAAGCAAGGCACGAATGAGAATCGAGGCAGAAACCATCTTCGGAAGTGTCTTAAGAACACTTAATTGATCATTCTCAAGACGTATTGATGTTATTGCGGTCTTATTGTTCTTTCTTGCCATTTACTTCCTCCTTTGCACTTTTCTTTTCATATATGTGAATTGCAGTTGTTTTAGTGTTTCTTCTTTATTAAATATTTGTTTCTGTCGTTTTTTTCGCGGCTTTCTTCCTCTTAAATCTCCATGTTCAAAACGATCCAATGAGTTATCTTTTGCTGTGCCTGCGTAAAGATGTTCAATATTTACACAAGTCGGATTATCGCAATGATGGCAAACAAATAGTTCCTTTTTGAATTCATCTGGTCTGAAAAACATAAATAATAATCTGTGAACTTTCCAATTCTTACCTTGCCAAAATATGGTACCATAACCTTCTTTATCTTTTACACCATCCCATAGGATGCATGGTGTATTACTCTCTAAGAATTTATTGTAATCTCTCATTTTGTTGTAACTCTTTACGGGGGTAGCACCCCCATTCGGAGATATTATCCCTGCCGAGGTGCGCTTGTCAAGGGGTTTATGTGCTTTAAAATGAAGGGGATGCAGGTTTTCCACACCCCCCGTCGAAAAGCTGGCCTAGAAGTTCTTTTCTTTTTCTTTGTTCTTATTAGCCTTAGGAATAAAATCCTTCCAAACAGCAGTTTGTCTCTCTTGCACGTCACAACATTTTGTACAAAAGAAGACAGTAAATACCAGAGTATCTGGACCTTGTATCTTACGATAAGTATCCAGAGTCTGATAAGCATGTCCTTCACGTTCGCATGAAGTTTTTGTTAGTTTAGGAGAAGACATATGTCCTCCGTATTTCATTATGCTGCGATGTTACAAGAGCAATATCCTGCGTACTGACATACGCAGAATGTGCTCTCTTTAGAACATCTGAGCCTGCAATTTTGTAGAGATAATCTCCTTTTCCTAACAAACATTCAGCTCCATTTTCATCCAATACTACTCTTGAGTCAGCCATTGTTGGTAATTTGAAGCAAATTCGCGCAGGAAAGTTAGCTTTCAAATCACCACTCAAAACTCTCACAGAAGGTCTTTGTGTGGCAATAATGAGATGTATTCCTGCTGCGCGAGAAATAGCAGCAATTTGTTTCGTTAGCATCTCTATACTTGTAGGACGATCCTTCTTTGGAGTTCCCGCCCAAAGTATCTCATCTTGTTGGATAATATCCGCAAACTCATCCATGATGATTACTTTGTACTTGAGTTTCTGTCCCATTCCAAGGTTATTCCACTCAGCTATATTGCGAGCATAACCGCTCATTAACTGAGTTCTCCTTCGTACTTCAGCGAGAGCACTTTCGAGAGATGCACGCAAATCCTCAACTTCGCGGATAACTGAAGAAACGTGCTCTAGATCCTCAAAGAATACTAGATCAAGTTGCTTTGTATCCACTAGCGTAAAGCTAAGCTCTTTTGGAGATTTGAATAGAGCCAAGCTCGCTATAAATTGCGAAGTTGCGACTGATTTTCCTGAGCCAGTTGTACCTGCCATGAGCAAGTGAGGTTGAGTAGCAAGATCAGCGTACAGATAATCTCCTCTAGTATTCTGTCCCATAAGTAGGGGCAACTGCATATCTCTAACTTGAGGAGATGTAAGTAATTCATGCAAGCAAGAATCAAATCGTATGGTGATACGATCTTCTCTCGGTACTTCAATTGCAACGAGTCCAGCATTTCGCTCGATTCTAACGCTCTCTACATTAAGCGTTCCAGCGAGTTCCTCTTCTTTATTCAATATCTTACTGAATAAGGAACCCTCTGATGGTTTAAAGAAAAAGGTCCGAAGAATCGGACCTTCCTCAAGTTTCTCAAAGAATGCAGCGAATCCTAAAATAAGCATCTTGTGAGATAGCTTACCTATTTGTTGCTGCACCTCAATCGGCAGAGTATCTGCTTTCGAATTCAGATTCATCGGCATCTTTGTGGTTTCCTTTGCAGGGTAAGGTTCGTGGATCATCTCTCACATAAATTCCTGAGCGATGGGACTTTTGGCAATAGCAGCAAACTTCTTGCTGTCTGTAATTCTCGTGAAAAGAAAATGCTGGACGATCAGGTTCTTTCTTTTTCCAGCAATCCTCACAAATTGAGTGAGTCCAAGGACTACTCATTCTCAACCTCCTCCATTCAAGCTTAAAGCCTGAGCTTGGTTCCCTACAACTACGGGACATCTTACGCTTACTCCTTAATTGTGTTTTCCTGCTTCCAATTCTGCTCTAAATGTTGGAGACATAAGCATCTTGCGAAATGTAGGCGCAAGATACTTAAACGCCTTGGCAAAGTTAACTTTGGCAGGATCGAAGTGAAGGAAGATTCCTCCAGTGCGTTCGCTGAGATATTTGAGCAATCCAATCTCATTCTCAGAGTAGCTCCCACCAAAGAACACAGTGTCAATTGGAATCTTCTTCTCAATTGCTTGAGAGATGATTACATCTGCATTCTCTTTGTAAACATCAAGCGTAGATTTGGTATAATCACGCGAACCGACATTTACAATCCTATCCGTAGGAGAACCATCTGTGAACGCAACCATTCGCGTTGTTAGAGGCATATTTACAACCTCATTCAACTTTGTGAATAGTGGCGTGCCTCCAAGGTGAAGCTTAATCACAGTTAACGCTTGCGACTGCGCAGGAAGATCAGCGGAGAGATTTTCAAGCGAAGCTGACTCTTCTGTGTTAGTACACAGAAAGTGAATGCTCACAGCAACTTGATTCTGAGGACAATTCCTCATATACTCTGTAACGCCTTGTTTCGCGTTATCTATTTGATGACTCATAGAGCCTGAATCATCAAAGATTACGCGAGTTCTATCTTTCGTTTCCTCAGGCTTTACATAGCGCATTATGGCGCCATCTTCTGCCTTTGGGCTTGCAGCTTTCGCTTTCGCTTGCGCTAGAGCTGCCTTCTTATCCAAGTTTGGGTCTTTCTTTACAATGAACGTCATTTACTTCATTCTCCAGCTTTTAGCTTTTCAGCTAAAATCTTTGCATTCTCAGGACTCATCCCTATTATTATCCTTTGAATGTTTGAAATGTTTGTTTCTTCAATTCTTTGCTCTCTTAGCTTACGCTCTAGTAGCGCGCGCAAGAATTGAATTACAAGATTCTGAGGATCATTCTTCTCAAGATGAGCTATATCTTGCTTTAGCTCATCTACTGTGGCTTTGTCCGTTCTTCTTTTTATTGTCAACTTCATTCTCCTCTTCGAGATTGTGAATTAAAAACGTAGTTCGGGACTCAAATCTTTCTAGAGTCCCGAGAACGATATCGATTCGACGCATCAAATATGATACGCCTACAGCTTTCGCAATAGCGAGAGTTCTCTCTTTAGTGCTAGGCACTAAACACCCCCCAATACATATTGAGTTCGCTCATGGCTTTACCATCTCCGCCATTCCTATCAGGATGCAATCTGAGAGCAGCCTGACGATAACTCTTTTTATCTATTACTCCAATCTCTTTGAGCTTACGCTCTGCAAATTCTTTCGTTATATCTTGAGTTGTGGGTACAGCCCTATTGTAAAAGAATTGCGATGGATCAATCTTCTTAGCCTTATGAAGGCTTATTTGCCCAATTGAAGATTCTAAATCTTCAATTTCATAAAATCCTATGGAGATATGAAGTTCATTAAAGAACTTCTGTATAGTCTCCATGAGATGCATTCCAGCATCTCCGAGATAAGACCATACATGAGTCTTATCATTATAATTTCTCGCTTCTACAGGAGGAGTCTTAAACAATCTCGTCATCAACTCCATATGAAGCTTGTCAATTCTCCAATTAATGCCATTGCCATGTTCATAACTAGAACAAAGCACATCTGTCGCGAGGACTTGTCCTTCAGAGTCCTTATGATGCTCAAAGAACACATACATTGGATATTTCCTTCCCCTCCCATCGGGAGCATTTGAAGGAGCTTACTACGTGCTCACTTTCAATTGAAAAATAGGGAGTAGGCTATGCCTAACCTACTCCCAAACATGGAGGACTACCTTACTGAGTTACCTCTTCAGAGGTATCTTCAGTAAGCTGAGCAGCAGCACTGAAACGCTTCTGCAACTCTGCAAACATAAGAGACATCTGATCTGGAGATAGACCCATTTGCTTCACCAAACGCTCCAGCTTCTGCTGATCTGTCAAAGCTCTCTTTGATGGAGGCTCATTGATTGCTTCACGAAGATCAATTGTTTGATCGTTATACGCTGGATTATTCTCATTTCCAGCGCCTTCTTGACGCTCTGCCATGTACCCATTGGCTTTTGAGTTTTGTAGATAGTTCAAGCCAGCTTGAACGATATACAATCTCTGAGTCTCATCGGTAATGAGCAGCTTGAAACCTTCGTCAGAATTCACAGTGTACTTAATGAATTCGACGGTATTGAGAAGAGTGTATCCACCCTTTTCAAGTTTTTCCCAAGCTGCATTCTTAGCAGATTCCTGCTTTGCTTGGAAATCAGTGATTATGCCTTTGTCATCCAACTTAGCATAACCGCGATAGGTGACTTTCTCTTGAGAGAGAGCACCCGAGCTATCCTGCCCATTGGCAGGAGTGGGATTTGCGATCGTTGTACCCATTTCGTAACCTCATTTGATTTTATTCTCAGTTCTAGCTGAGAACTAGAGCAATGCGCTCTGTAGGAGGGAGAGCTTAGAGTGAGAATTCTCTAGCGTTCTCAGTACGCTAGAGACAAGAAACTCTAGCTCAATCCCTCCTACAGAGAGCATCTTAAAGCTCTCTGTACACTTCGAAGCACCTGCGTTTGATCACCTCCTTTATTCAGAAATGATCTTTTGGAGATCTCTGTAGGAGAATCCATTTACATCTATGATATGCTTATTGATCATATCAAGCATATCATAGATATCCGCGAGAAATCCAGCTTGGAGCTTTCCATCATCTGAGAAGAAATACTCTTGATCTTCTTGAGATGAAATTCTCACTTTAATCTTTAACTCAATCTCCTTATCTACAGGAAATTGAGTTGTAGGCATTTGCGTGATTGAAGCAGCCATCGTGCGGTGCCCCTCCCTGTATACGATTTTAGCGCGAATCTTCGCGCTTGTCAAGAACTTTTTTCCTCATCCCCTTGTTGATACAACGTACTTGTTGATTGTCTCTCGATTACAAGTGTGTTTATGATTGAATCAGATGGAGCTTCCTCCATTCTAATCCATTCTGGAACATCGTCAGAAGTTATGCCGAGAAGTTTTAATGCATTCTTAGAAGGTATAGACTCTCTGCGCTTAAACCAACTCACAGAGTTATCTGTGTGAATGATTCTGAGATATTGCATTTTCATTCTGTTTTTTCTCCTTATTCGCGATTTTTCGCACAAGTCAAGACTTTTTTTCCTCATCGCCTTTCTTGAATAGGCTCTCAAGCTCCTCTGCGCTGATAGTATCAGCTCTAACAATCTCTCTTATTTCAAGAAGAGCCACATTCAATGCTTCTTTAAAGCTTAATCCTAGAAGTGACAAACGCTCCATAGTTTGTCCAATCTTGGCAAAAACCACGCACAATGTCATGATTTGCTCTTTAAGAGCAGGATTATCCTTTGTCTCCTTGACGCAAGATACTAACTTATCAAGAAGCTCATCGAGTATGTCTGAATTCTCTTTCATTTCTTATTCTCCTTAGAGCCTACGCTCTCTAGGATACATCTTATAAGTTTCAGCCTCATCTAATACACCCCTGTATTAAATGAGCAAATAGGATGTATCCTAGAGAGAGCAGGTTCGCATCTCTCTTTATAAGGACCAGAGCAGGCTGAACCTTCTCTTTTGGCTAATCCTTATAATCTTGTTCATCATCTTCTTTGAAGATTTTAAAGCTTACTCCAGCTATTCATCGGAGATTGTGTCCATGATCTCCATAATACACAAAGTTCATGTATTGGAAATGTGAGGATGTTTGAGTTGCGCCATTTGATATGAAGAGATGTTCCCTGAGATACTACATCTCCAATTCCATTACTTCTTCCAGAGATTTTATCTCCGGGCCTGAGTGCGAGGAATTCTTCACGAGTCATTTCTGAGTTTATTCTCCTTTTACTACGCTAACACATTTAGCAATCAAATAGATAACGCCTACGAAGATGATCCACATAACGCTGAATCCTACATAGACAATTATCATATGTGCGAGGAATCGCAATATTGTAGGTAATGCTAACAATATTACAAATCCCAAAGCTGCGAGAAAAGCAGTGAGAAGTATAAGAAGGATGTATTTTCCACATAAATAAGGAACTCCAAGTGCAATTGCGATGATGTTTTTCATCTTTCATCCTCACTAATCTCAGAGTAATCTGATTGGAGAATATCTGAGATCTCTTTATTCTCCATTAAAGCTTTCCAAATATCCTCTGTACTAGAGATTCTGCTAGAATCATCAGCTTGACGCATGATCGTAGCAGCATCAGAAGATAATGGAATTTTCTGATCTGGTAGCTCATCAAGAGAATTGTAGAGATATCTCTTCAGACAAGTTATCTCTGTTTTTGAGAGTTGTTGAGATACAAATCCCATATCCTCTCTAATTAATCCAAGAAGTAAATGCTTTACATTTACCTCAGTGTTTCTGTGCTGAGATGCTTCATATCTCGCAAACATCTCAACTCTGCGAACTTTCTCTGATTTCATATGTCTCTTATTCTCCAATCAAAATTCTCATCATCAAGAGGTGGTTGTATTCTCTTTCCTCATCAAGGCGCCTTAAAACAAGCGCCTTGAATAAGAAGTAAACAATCATACCCCCTAATGTTAGAATCACCTGGATAACTCCAATCCCATGAGATATCCAAACACAGCTAAAGCTGTTAACAATCCTATAGCTGCAACGCGCGAAAGAATCTTATTACTCATTTCTTCTCCAGAATACTTCATCTGTTTCATAAGGTGAAAGCTCATCAAGAGGTGGATAAATCACTGAGATGTTCTTTTCAATGAACTTCTGTAAGCACTCTCTTCCACATAAACAAGGAACTCCAAGTGCTACGTCATTCATATCAAATTGGTATATCTTGATAGAGGTTCCTTTAAGCTCTATCATATACCAATGATTCTCTTCACCTTTGATACAACCGCATTGATTACACCTCGCTTGTGCTGGTATGTATGTCATTGGTGAAATCACTCACTTTCTTCGAAGATTCTACAAATTCAGCATTCGCTGATCTTAGAGTATCTATTCCACCTTCTAGATATAGAAGGCAAAGCCTATTCCATGTTAATGTTTCAGGTAAAACATCGGGGAAGATACGCGAGATCTTATCTTCCATTATTTTGCGAGAGTTCTCTGAGATTCCCATTCTTATTCTCCTTTGTTCTGTTCTTTCATTTCTTTTTCTTTAAAATTTCAAGCGCATCTTTCCTATACTGCTCAAACTCTGGAGAGTTTAGGAAAGTTTCTTTCTTCAATTCATCTGTCATTACCTCTTCTAATACTTTCTTAGAAGGTCCAATCCCTCTTTTTAAGAGGAGAATCATTTGTGTTCTACACTCTTGACTCTCTATGTAGAACTTTCGGCAAGCTGCTTTATAGCATTTGCTTGCAAGATAAAGCTTTGCTGCTTCCTCATCCGTAGGAGAGAATGGATTACCCACACTCTTTTGAATCTCCTTACGCATTAAGCAAGCAAGTTTATACTCATCCTTCGCTTCTTCAAATCGCTTGAGAATTTGTTGAATTGTCATGTTTTGGATTATAGCAAAAACATGTTATTTGTCAAGTCTTTCGAGGTAGGGGGTGTGAGCTAACGCCTTTGTTTTGTGCGACATGCGTGCTATTTTTTCGCATGGTTTTTACCCCATGCATATGTCGCCCTCCTCGCGCCTGAGCGCGCGAGATGCGCTTTTTGCATGTGCTCTATTTAAAAATTTATTATTGTTATTATTATTATTATTTTTTTTTTTTTTTTTTTTTTTTTTTTTTTTAATATATATATAGAATAGAACATATTTAAAACACTCTTATTTAGGGTGTAATTTTTACATACCAAAACGCGCAACAGCGCAGCACCGGCGTCATATACATAGCCTACTGACCATAGCGCTTTTTACGCGCTAAGTGCTTGATTCTAGGGTTCTTACCCTATGCCCCCTAGCCTATTAACACACAAATCTTAGCCCTTTTTTAAATGAGATTAAAAGAGAGAGATTAAGAGAGAGAGAGAGAGAGAGAGAGAGATTAAGAGAGAGAGATTCTATTCTCTTATCAAAGCATATCCATACATATGGATATATTTTGATAAAAGAATGGGGAGCTTGCGCTCCCCTCTTTTTCGTGACGGGGTGTTTACACCCATTCCGCTTCTCTCACATCCAGTTTTTCCGTAATCATTTGAAGCATTCTGGATGCGTTTATAGATGTGTTCCCCTTTACTAACAGTGTTCTAAAGCGCTTTCCCACTGCTGGTTGGTGAATTACATCTATCTTCTCATACTCTGTTTGAATGCTATGTAATGCTGCATCCTTTGATGGTTCGTTTCCAAACAATCCATCGGATGCGTCAAGCATCGCGTCGGCTGCCTTAGCAATCTTCTTGCTAAGGATTAGATTATCCGCATCTTCCATCAAGCTATAGGTGAAACATGCTTGGAAGTAATCAAGGCCCGGATTCTGCTTTTGCAGTGAATCAATTCCAGCTTGACGTGGAGTGATCCAAGATTTATTGAAACGACCGTTAATGTGCTTTTGCTGATTTTCGCTCAAATACAGATAGGGATTGAAAGTGAACATTCCCTTAACTGTAGCTTCGAGCTCTGCAATTTTTACAAGCAGTTCCTCAACTGTGGGAATTGCAGGGGTTTTGGTTTCGGTTGCGTTATTGTCGATGGTTTCGGTTTCGGTTTCGCGAGTTTCCATTTTCTTTGTCATTTGAGTATTCTCGTTTTCTACAGGTCTAACCTGTGATCATAGTTTGATTACGGTAGAACTATGATCACAGCTTAGGCTGTATGAGATGCAATCCCTTCACGCTATTGCTATCTAGCGGCTAGATTCTGTCTCCGGCTCATATCTTCGCCTTAGTTCCATACTCTGTATGGTGGACAGTTTTCAGCATCTCATTGATTCACTCTATTAGCAGAATGCCCTAGCGTCTTACATCTCAGACTGTAACGATTTGTTGCGTACCCTGTATCCTTATATCACTACCCACCAAAGGATACATTTGTCGTTACCCTACTTAGTTCTGAGATTGCGCATCGCGCACACTCCGCTTGTATAGGGTGAATACTATTCAATTGTACGGTTGTGGCAAGACCGTAACCAGAAAGATCATGGCATGACTGTATTGTTGCAGGAATCCACGATAGCCGCACAATGGGCATATCGCAGACAGGTCTGCTGACAGACGCAATACAGGCAAAGGCGGCAAGTGGCCAACCTCATGTAGATACATAATAGCAGGCCTTATCTCTGGTGTAACAAGATTATTTTTTGTAAACGTTTTCATTCCCACAATGTGAGACGCATGTAAACGTTTACATCTATGCGCCATACCATACCCCCGTAGGGTACTCCTCAAAAAAAAGTTTCGATGAGAAAAACGCGGGGTACTTCACAAATAATTTTTTCATAAATTTAAAATGAGAATAAGATGCTGAAGCATCTTGAAGATGCTGAAGATAAAGAGCATCTCTAGAGAGACTGAAGATGCTGAAGCATCTTAAAGATGCTAAAGCATCCTAAAGATATAGAGAGGCATGAGGATAATACCCTCGCGCTCTCGCGTAGCGAGCACTAATTTAAGGGCGTAAAATGCGCACTTCGTGCTTGACACTGCTTCGCAGGAGCGCATATAATGCGATGCATGGAAGAAGTGTATAGACACGTAGAGCGCTCTCCTCTAATAAAGAGCATAGTGAATTATGTAATAAAGTTACAAGAATTTGCGCGAAGCGCGGAGCGCAGTGATCATGAGTTCAAATCAAACGACACTACATTACGGCGGTTCCCTGAGGCAAAGCCCTGCGAGCACGCCGGGTCTGAGTCCAGCTCCGGTAGCGCGTAAACGTGGCGCTCCTTCACGGAACTCCTCGTTCCAGGCGCAGCGAAGATTCGAGCTGATCGCGCGAATGGAGAATGCGGGACTTCCTGAGGCAGCGATTGCGCCTATGCTTTTTATATCTGTACCACGCTTGCGTTATCTGAAGAAAATGCCAGAATATCTAATCGTTCGAATGAGGATTACGCATGGAATCATCTTGGATCAAGATGCTAAACTTCAAGAGATTAAAGATCAACGAAAAGAGCTTCTTATACAGCTCTTACCACCTGCTTTACAGACCCTCGCTAATACCTTACTCTCTCAGCCTCAAAATTACGCCGAGCGTAAACTTCAGGTGGATGTTGCAAAAGATGTGCTCGATAGATCAGACATCTTTGCTAAAGTATCGCGCACTGAGCTTAAGCCAGTCTCCTTCTTTGATTTCGAGAAAACTGATAAAGACAGCGAAGATATAATGAGAGTGATTAGGAACGTAAGTTCAGCGCCAGTTGCTTTGGATACAAATAGTGTAGAAAATATACTTAAAGTACATGAAGCATTTACATCTGGAAGCGACGCACTTTCAGAGAACGAACAACAGAGTGCGTTAGAAGATTTAGAATCTTCTGAAGGGAGTGAAGCTTTATGAATTTTAAGATTGAAACAATTCCTCACAATGCGCAACGCTATGATACGGTAGGTGATTATTTCTATAAACATATAAATGAAATTATTATCCGAGTTTCTGACTTTAGTGCGGCGGTTGCGCACAGCAACGCAATGCTTTCTACGGAAGAAGTGAAAGCTGCGGAAAAGATGGAATTCTGCGTAATGATTCATGAATTTGTTGAATCATTTCTTTGCCATCAAGATAATATAAAAACATCAGATATTGATAAATGGGATCTAGATCATCTTGATGACGAAGATCCAGGATCAAACCCTGAAGCTCCTTATCATACCCAACATATGTTCGCGACTGAGGTAGAAAAGCTCATGTGTTCTATCCTTGGCTTAGATTGGGATGAGTACGATCGCGCTGTAAGAAGTTTTACTTCTAAAGAGCAGGAGAAAAGCGAAGCTTGAGTGCTTTTGGAAGAGAAAACAATCCGAGATACTCTCTCCTCGTTAGACTCTCTACAGCATGGATTACTGGGGGAGAAGATTATCCCAAGGGAAGCTATCCTCAATTATCGTCTTATTCCTACAGAACTAATACAGGGGAATGCGAAACGCCTTGCGTTCAGATTAAACTCTTTAATGGATCTGTATTATTTTTCAACCATTGTACTTCACAGAAACAAGTTCTCGCGAAATCCAGATTTAAAAAGAAATCTTCATTACCAGATGTGTTTGCTTGTAATGAAAGATGGACTAAAAGAAGGTATAGAAATACCTCGGGATCACTTAAAAAGTACTGTATACAGCGAATGCGCTCCTATATGGTGGGCACTTCCTTTCGGCCATCGCGAGGAGGATTATTTCACAAATTTAGGATACAACGACTTATATATTCAATGGATGAAAAGAACTCATAATCAAGATGTACGCATAATTTTAGTATCGGAGACGATTAAGAATGCGACCAAACTTGGTGGTAGAATCGCGAACCATTATGAAAATAACGACCTCTTTAGAGAACTCTTCTTCGATATTCTCCCTACTGAGCGAGAAACGTGGACAGCCGATTCTTTACATCAACGACGTACCAGTGCAGGAAGAGGACACGGAGAAGGCACTTTTGATTTTATTGGCGTTGGTGCCGCTTTACAATCGAGACATTACAATAAATGCGTTCAGGACGATCTCGTTGGACGTGAAGCTAGAAAAAGTGCCGTTGTAATGCAAGATACGATTGATTATCATCAAGTATTAGTAGGAGCGACGGATTCTGACTCAGATGACCCAGGGAGGGATTTCGATGAACTCGTGGTGGGTAATCGCTGGAGTACAGACGATCTCAATTCACACATACGGAAAGAAGAACCCTACTTCACTTGGACAACCCATGCAGCACTCGGAGGGTGTTGTTCATTACATCCTTTCGGTGAACCAATATATCCAGAGGGATTCACTAAAGAAAAGCTTCTACGATGGAAGCGGCGTTTGGGTACATATCATTTCTCCTGCCAATTTCTCAATTTTCCTATTGACCCGACTAAAGCCAAAATCAACATGGGAGATTTCCGCTTTTTTCACTTTGAGCGCACGTACACCGCTGCCGCTACGCCAAAGATAATTTGGGTGAATGAAACCCAGGAAATTGCTCCAGCTGCGCAATATCGTATCGCGATTAGGCATCATGTAGCTGATGGAGATGTTGAGAAAGATGTATATCCGAGAAATCTCGAAAGATTTATTATTGTTGACCCAAATCACGGAGGACAACACAGTACAGGCGAGCCTGGCAAAGGGGGAAGATGCCGCCATGCTATTGTGGTGTCTGGGATACAGCGAGATCCAAGAAGGATCTACGTATTGGATCAATGGGCAGAAGCATGTTCTATTGAGAACTTCGTTCGTAAGTTGTTTTTCTTAGCCTTAAAATGGAAATTGCGTAAAATTCACGTAGAAGGTGTAGCTTCGCAGAAGTTCTTACTTTACCATCTTAGGTATTTTATAGCCCGAAATCGCAAAGAATATCCAGATTTGAGTGGGATTGAGATTGTAGAACTCAAAACTCCTCAAACAGTAGGCGCGAAAGAGGAGCGTATTGATAACTTCATTCCTATTATAGAGAGGCATGAAGTTTGGCTTGATGCTAATAATTCAAGCGAAATTCGCGAAGAAGCTGAGGCTTGGGGACAAAAGAGGTATCTTATAGATCTCCTCGATGTTCTCTCTTATGGACCTCAGATTTGGGAATTTGATTTAGTATCTGAAGATGAAGTTTCAGAGTTCTTGGAGCAGCGTAAGGCGCTTTATCTCAAGAATGTAAGAGCGTTAAGTGCGTAAAGTGCGGCGCTAGCCGCTATGAGATTCAAGCGGTTTTTCATTTTTAGCGCAGCGGCTATGGGATGCAAGCAGCGTTTCACGCTATAAGGAGGAGCAAAGCTCATGGCGAAGGTTAAAATATCTGATGATCATTCGAATTATCCTATCTCGAAAGATCTTGAAGATAGGACAAAAGAGTCTTCTTCGAAAAAGGGGGATTCTCCTTAAGTGAAGGCTATAGGAATCTTGTACAACAGCCTATAGCTTCTGTGAAAGGCGCTGTTAGTGATATTAAGGAGCGTATCTCGCCAAGCGGAAGCTTGAAAGGTTTTGAATCACAGAGAGCGCCTCGCGATCTTGGAGGAGCAAGGACGCCTCCATATAAATAAGGAGAATCAAAATGGCAAAAGCGAGAGTCACGAATGGGCAAGATTACAAACCGGGTGCTGCAAGAGCTGCGAGGCAAACTCAAAAAGAGCAAGAACGAAATAGAGACTTACTTCGTGATACCGCAAGTGCAATGGCTATGCGAAGGAGTGTTGGTACGAGTTCATTAACATCAAAAGGAGAAAGAGTAAAAAGAAGTGATGAATATATGAAACAGTTAGGAAAGGCTGGATTACAACTTCAGCAAGAAGATATTGGTGAAGCTGGACGCAAGGAAATGTATAAGGAGGATAAGGGGAAGAAGTAAATGCCATATACGCCTCCAATTTTATTGCGCGAAAGTGATTGGGGAAAAGAAGAGTATAAAGATTTATGCACTTTTATAAAAGATAAAGTGAAACATCTAGACATGAGGCTACAAGCCTTTAGAACTGAGAAACTTCCTGAATATGTACGTTTATATAAAGGTAGACCTAAAAATAAAGAAGTAGATTGGCCTTGGCCTGGAGCAGCGAATTTAGTAATTCAACTCATAGGCACTTTCTCAGATGAGTTACTCTCGCGAGTTATTGGCTCTATTTGGCTTTATGATCCTCTTTGGACAGCAGTTCTTGGTGGAGATATTCCTAATAAAGAAGGGAATAGCCAAAAACAAATTTTAGAGCAATTTCTTATGGATATGGCGTATACGCCAGAGGAATTGGATCTTTATAGAGTAGAACAAGCCGCTGATCATAGCGCGATAAAGTATGGAACAGGATGGGTTTATACTCCTTATGAGTATACTAAAGAGATAGAGTATACATATATAGGAGGGGGAGAAAGCTCCAGTTCACTACCTCATGGTGAACCGCGCGAGGTCACACGCAGGGATGGCCCACATCCTGAACTTCTCCCCCTCAATAGAGCGTTGTTTGATCCATCTTCGTCAAATTTACAAGACATGAAATTTTATGGCTTTATACAACCTCTCGATTATTGGGATGTAAAAAACTTGCCCTCGAAGAGTCCGTACTATAAGGATGCGGATATAGAGCAGATGCTCAATAGTCCTGATGCAATACAAGAAACTGAAATGGAGCGAGAAATTAATGAGCAATTTTCATTCGGTAGTGGAATTGACACTGGCGCGGCTAGATGGTATATTTATAACCTCTTCTTCAAATACCAGAAGGGTGAACAAACATTTAGCTTTGGCGCGAAGTATTGGAAACATGAAGAAAAGATTTTGTATATTACATATAACAACTATCCAGACAATATTGATCCCATCGAAGATGTAAAACTCTCTTACGATGATGAGACATATTTAGGCGAAGGTTACGCTGAGATGCTACATGCGTATCAAAAAGAGTTATCGAATAACTCTAATTGGCGCACGAACAATCGTAATTATAACATGATGGGGGTGTGGCGTGTCTCACCAGAAAGTAAACTCTCAAGTATTCTCGAATTTTATCCAGGTGTTGCGGTTCCTGCAAAAGAAGGGGAAATTGAGTTACTTAAACCCGGAGCAGACACAGGTTATAACGACGGACCTGATCAATTTATTTCAGCTCTTGCCAAGGAACGCGCAGGTATTGATCCTGCGATCGGCGGTACGGGAGGTGGGATTGTCAACCCAAAACGAGGTATATACAGCGCGGCGGGAACGTCTATGGTAATGGCGCAACAGAATAATAGAAATAATATAAGAACAGCAGATATGCGTACATTTCATGTAAGATTGGGAATTAAATTCTTAAAGATGTATTCTCATTGGGGAATTGGCGGGCGTTTGAGACGTTATGGAGATAATGCAGAAGCTTTAAGGAAAGCTTTGGATAACTTCAAAAATGGCTCTCTTGGACTGTACATGCGTCCTACATCTGCAATGTATAATAAGGAATTAGAGCGCCAAAATGACATTCTTCTTACAGATAAAATGGGAGCTTGGGTTCAAGCGCAGGCGCAAATAATTGAAGCGGTTATGAATCCACAAATCCCTCCTCCATTAAAAATGTACTACGCTCAAGCGTTAATTGCAAATAGACTCTTGATGCAAGATCTATTGCGTAATTTCAACAAAACTAATGTGGAGACTCTATTACCACAAATCAAAGACATTGTAGCAATGTCTATGCAACCACCACAAGGAGCAGGAAATGCAAATCAATCGAATGGAAGACCTAATCCCACTCAAGGCGTCCCTCAAGGAGCTGTACAGTTTGGAGGAGTTCCAGGTACTCCACAGCTTCCTCAGTAGTTTGAGGATACAGAAAGAAGCTGAAATTTGGGGCTATCAGAATAAAAATGGCGAAACCTCTGATGAGTTTAAAGCCAAAATGATGGTAGCTCTTGCGCAAAGGAATATGATTGCGATGCTTGAGAATTTACCAATGGCAGTAGATTCATTGGAGATGGTACTCGACGCGCAAAAGAAGCAGAAAGATAATTTCGCGAAGTCACAAAGTTAAGGAGCAGATATGCCGTTCTTGGATTGGATGAAGAAAGAAGTGAAAGATGGGAAGGATCAAGTTGAAATTAAACTTGATGATGAGACGCAAAAGAAGCTGGATAAAGCTCTAACTGTCTCTGATGATCTAGCGAAAATGCGTGAACAATTGAATGGATTAAATTCCATTACTGCTTATTTTGATGAGCAAAAGAGAGAAAAGGAAGTTGCGGCAGAAGCAGCGCGCAGAAAGGTTCAAGCTGACGCACAGGCTTTGAACGACGATGAACTTCAAAATCTCATTCTTACTGATCCAGCGGCTGCGATTAAAAAAGGAACGCAGGATCAAGCAGTGGCGATTCTCACCCTTCGCGCGGACAATGTGAAGCGCGATGTTTTTGAGAATACTGAGAAGTTCCAGTATTACACTGGAGATGTCAAAAATGAAATCGACAAGCTTCTTAGCGTCCAAAATCTCCAAGCTCGAAATGATCCAAGCGTCGTCGAAAACTGCTATTGGACAGTCCTTGGAAAACACTCTGAAGAACTTAGAGAGGGTAAACTTAAATCTCGCTTTGCGTCTTCTAGTGGTTCGCGCGGAACTTCAACTGGCGCAGCTGGAACAGGAACAGAAGAAAAGAAACTTGATCTAGAGATCAATGACGATATTCGTAAAGCTGCAAAATTTGCTGGAATGACGCCGGAGGATTATGCCAAAATGTGTTACGATCAAGGAGTAGGTTATGTCTGATCCTAATATTAAGGCTCAAGCCGCAGGACTAACACCGGAGCAGTTACATGAGCAAGCTCAAAAAAAGGTAGATGCACAAAGGCAACAAGCCAGTTCTCGGATACCTAATGATCCTGCTGCTATGGCTGGTGCTCTTGCTACTGCTGGAGTTTCTTCTGAGACTCTTGAGGATATAATTAAGCGTGTGCTTGACAATAGGAAAGTTGAAGCAGTACAGCAATTCAGTCCGAAAGAGCCGGACTACAAGGCTCTTTCGGAAAAGGATATCTTCACTCCTGGAGTATACATTCCTGTAATAGAGCATGATATTCCTGATTACATGAATGTGATACTTAAAGACGAAGAGTATGTACCTATTTGGGTAAATCGAGATCAGCGCCAATTAGGCGCAAAGCTCGCTGAAGGTTTTGAGTTCCTCAAGAGAGAGCATCTACCAGAAGGGTACCAAGCTCCTCTGAAGTTTGATTCTGAGGGACTCTATATTTATCAAGACGTTGTTTGTATGAGAGTTCATAAAAGAATTCGTTTTGCTAAGCTTAGACGATTCGCTGAAATGAGTAAGAATCAGCTAAAACCTGCTCAGGCGCAAGAGAACGCGAAGGGAAAGTTGATGGAACAGGTAATTCTTGGAGATCCGGCACTTGATCAGGCTTTTGCGAGCGGAGCTTACAAGTTTTACCATACTGACACCTAAAAGGAGGGAAAGAAATGGCGGGTGCAAACCTAACTACTCATCTCCCTATCATTCAGGTGCAGAATAAGGCGAACACAACTCCGTTCACTTATGGAATGCCTGAAGCTAGGTCACAAACGTTTGTTAATGGTGCTCCAGTTATGATTACGATTGGAGCTGATCCTGATGGTGTAGGATACGTGAAAGAGTGGGACGCGGCGACTTTTACAAACGCGATCCTTGGCGTATCTGAATCCGCAGGTGCTAACTACGCAACTGGTGGAGCGGGTGCGCCTACTCCTCCTTGGGGTGGAATTACTGGAAGTGGCGCAGTTCAAACATATCCAAATCCTCCAATTCCAAACCAGCCAAATGCTGTAAACATCGCTCTTGGTACACCTGTAGCAGATGGACGCACTTTGTTCATG